GCCTCCTCGGCGAAGATGGCCGCCGGTTTGAAGGGCAGCCTCAGTTCTCTAACAGGGGCGGCCGGCAAGATACAATCCTTCGCCGAGAAGGCGTTCGCCAACCCCATCAAGGTGCTGGGGGACGTGGCCCTTGGGACGCTGTCGAACCTGGCCAGCCAGGTGCCTGTCATTGGTCCTCTCCTGGCCCTGCCGTTCGAGGCACTTCAGGGCGGGCTAGGTCTGGTCTTTGAAGCCTACGACAAGGGGTCTGAACGAATCAAGATGCTGGGCAAGCTGGCCCTGCGGACGGGGCTGGAAATCGAGACGCTCCAGGTGGTCGGCGCGATGACCGAGGACATCGGCGCCGGGGCGATGGCGTTGTTCAAACTCAAGCAGAACCTGGGCGCCGCGGCCGTGGCCGCCGCGGGAACCACCGACCAGTTCACCCGCCTGGGACTGTCGGGCCGTGAGCTGGCTGCGCTGCCGGAACTGGACGCCATCGGCGCGATATTAGAGAAACTGAAGGGCCTTGATGTCAACGCCCGCGCCCTGGCCGCGCGTGGGCTGGCCGGCCGTCAGGGGCTGGCTCTCATGCCAGCCATCGCCCGCGGGCGCGCAGGGCTGGAGTCGCTCCATGCGGACGTGCGCGCTTTTGGTGGACTGGTGACCGAGGCCGACTACCAGAACGTGCGCGCGGCCGGCCTGGCAAAGAAGCAGATCGGCTTCCTGAAGGAGGGCTTTACCAACCAGATCACCAAGGCAGTTGCGCCCATCCTGGCCAGCGTCGCGGGCGGCGTCGGCGGCCTGGGTGGCAAGGGCCTGGGTATCGATATCAGCGGCATGGCGGAGAACATCCTGACCGGCGTGGAAAAGGTCGGCACGGGCGTCGCCGTTTTCCTCGACATGTGGGGCGACGTGGAGAGCAGGATCAAGATGGTTGCGGCCAGTTTCGAGGTGTTCGTCGGTATAGTGATCGAGGGACTTGGCAAAATCCTGATGGAACTACCCACGCTCGCGACTGGTTTTACCAAGATGTTCGGCCCGAAGATTGCCGTGCTACTTGGGGTCGGAACGGCGATACCCGGCATCGCTTTTGGCGGCAATCTGATGGAGACCGGCAAGGACATGCGCGAGGCCGCCGAGGTGAAGCTCGCCAAGCTGCGCGACGACCTGGCTGCGCAGGGGCTCACCACCTGGCAGGATCGGTTCAAGGCCGGCATGGCCAACGTCTGGGAGCGCTTCCGCGCGCAGGCCAAGATGGCTGGCGAGGACGCCTACAAGGGCATGCGGCCGATGGTGGAGAAGCTGGCCCAGGAACTGGAGGGGCCCCTGGAGCACTGGGAAAACAAGCGCAAGGATTTGCAGCGCCTGGCCGGCATCCCGAACATCGAGAAGTTGGAGCCGGGTCTGCTCGAGCGCGGCGCGTTCGGCATGCTGGAGAAGCTTCGCTCCGGTGTCGGCGGTACAGGCGAACCGCAGTTCGTCGGGGCAATGGAGGCCAGCAGCAAGGAGGCATACAGCGCCATCATCCGCCATCAACAACCCGTGGAGAGCACGCTAGAAGAGGCGCGCCGACTGCTGGAAGAGGCGAACGTGCAACGGAAGATACAGACTGATGCAGTCAAGGAACTCCTCGACGCCATCAAGGCCGGCAACCTGGCAATAGTGAACTTCTGATGCCTACGATAACGATCGTAGAAACCTTTGGTTCCCGCGAGGCCCAGGCCGACGACAAGGGCCAGCGCACCCGCAACCGTCAGTGGCATATCTCCACCGACGATGCCACCCTCGGTGTTGACGAGGTGACCATTGCGGTTCCGGTACAGCGCGGCGACATCTGGGTGAGCCCCTACGGCGCAACCGACCCCGGTTGTACCTGCCGCAAACTGTCCATCAAGGAGCGCGAGAGCCCCTACGAGTGGGACGCGGTGGCGGAGTTCAGCAGTGAACCCCTGGCATCCTCGGGCGCGCAGGGCTCGGGCGGCGGCGGCTCACCCAGTCAGATGCCGGACCAGACCCAGCAGGAGAACCCCCTGGCCCGGCCCGTGGAGATTCGTTTCGGTTCGGTCAAGGAGCGGGTTCCGTGCCTCTTCGACAGCCAGGAAACTCCCATCCAGAACAGCGCTGGCGACCCCTTCGACCCGCCCTACGAAATCGAGGTTGTCCGCGAGGTCGTCACGCTGACCTGGAACGCCCCGATGTGGGAGGCGGGCATCATCGCTGCCAACGTCAATCACGTCAACTCGACGGAGTGGCACGGGATCTTGCCGGGTCATGGTAAATGCACGGAGCTAACGGCCGAGCGCCACTTTGAAAACGGCGTGATCTACTGGCGCGTGACCATGACGGTCGAGATCTACCACGTCGAGGATGAGGAGTGGAAGGTGAAGCTCCTCGACGCCGGCTTCCGCGAGAACGGCCTTGACGCCGACCTCAACATCATCTCCGTGCCGATCGTGGACCTGAAGTTCGGCCGGCCCGTGACAAAGCCGGCGCTCCTGGATGGCGCTGGCGTGGCTCTGGAGCGTGGTAGCGACCCGGTGTTCCTAACGTTTTTCCCCTGGGACTCCGCCGAGTTCAACGCTCTCATCTAGCAGGTGAAACATGCCGCAGACAGGCGAGGACTGGGTCTTTACCGGCTACGTCAACATGGGTTCGGCGTCCGGGGTATCCTTCCCGGCCGCGGCCATCACCGACGCCTCTGTCTCGGCCGCTGCCGCCATCGCCCGGAGCAAGCTGGCGCAGCGCGTCCTGGGCCGGCGATCCATTCCCCTGACCGAGTGGCGGGTGTGGGATGCCCTGGCCACGCCGCTGCCCAGTGACGGCGTGGTCGAGTCGGGCGTCGAGACGGCGTCGATGGTCTACACCCCGGCGACGCTGGACACGCCGTTCTTCGTGGCCGCGGGCCGGGCCTACCGGGTCGTCGGCATCACTGGCCGCGTCGAGGTCGCGGGCACGGGCGGGGCCGCAACCGCGGTGGTGAAGAAGGCCGCCAGCGCCACGGCCATCACCGCCGGAACCGCCCTGCACACGGGCAGCTTCAACTTCGTTGGCACAGCTGCGACGAACCAGATCCTTGCCCTGTCCGCCACCTCGACGGACCTCGATATCCCCACGGGGACCTGCATCGGCCTGGACGCAACGGGCACCCTGACCAATGCCACGGGTACGGTGACGGTACTCCTCACGCCCGCGGCCTCGCCGGACGACCTGCGCGTCGCCGGGCAGACCTACGGCAGCACCGCCCCGTACCTCTCGACGGGCGACGTCAAGGCCCAGGGTGCGACCACCAAGCGGGCAGCCTGCTTCATGATGTTGCTGGACGACTACGAGGACGCCGAGACGGTCGTGATCCGGGTGGCCGCGGGCATGGTGACCACCGTGGCGGACGTCACCGCGACCGTCCTGGTCGAGGCGTGGCGTATCGATCAGGACGGCACCCTTGGCGCGGCCAACCTGGTGACCACAGCGGCACAGTCGATCAACTCCCTCACGGCCGCGTTCAAGGACTTCGCCGTCACCGTGGCCACGCTGGCCAAGGGTGACGTCCTGCACGTTCGCCTCACGGTAGCGGTCAACGACGCAGCCACGGCGGGCGCGGTCATCGGTGCCGTGTGGGGGGCGGAGCTGCAAGCGGACCTGCGCTGAGGTGACCGATGGGACTGCTTTCCGGACGTGCCGCCGACCGCATCATCCGCGCCGTCAAGACAGTCGAGGGCGAGCGCGGGCACAGCAAGCACGGGCCGGCGGACGGCAACAACATCCTGGAGCCGACCTGGGTGCGCGTCACCTCGGGCACGGTGGACGCCAACGGCAACTACCCGGCCATCGTTACCGACTACGACCCGACCACTGACACCTGGGTGGACTACGGGGCGTGCAAGTTGCAGGCCGCCAACGGCGAGACGCTAATAAGCGGGACGCGCTACGACGCGCGATGCACGGGCATCCTGGATGACGAGTTGCTGTACACCACGGTGTCGGGTTCGGGCGCCGGCGCTACGGCGTTCTCCGGCTGCAAGGTGTTCATCGGCACCACCTCCGGCATCCAGTACCTCACCGGCGGCTCGCTCCTGGTTCCCTGGCAAGATGAGGCATGGGACACGGATGGCTACCACGACAACTGGAACAACCCGCAACAGCTTGTCGTGCCCGCGGAGGGGTGGTACGAGGTCGGCGTTCATGTCAGGCTCGGGTTCGGCGGTGTCAACTGCATCAGTTACCTGACCATCATCGAGGGCGGCACGAACATCATCGCCATCGACTCCCGCATCTACAATGACGCAATCGCCGGGGGTACAGCGGTCGATCAGGTGGCCGATCTGCTGGCTGTTACCAGGGTCAAGATCCCTGTTTCTGCGATCGGCACAGCGTATACGGTCGCGGTGTACAACACCTCCGGCATCACGCCGCTGATCGACTACGCCGGCCCCTCGAACTACCGGGCCTGCTTCTGGATTGAGAAGCTCGGCCCGGTTGCGGACGCGACCAGCAGCGAGGTGGTGCTCACCGGCAGCGGGACATGGGTAGCCACCGGCACGGGGACCTACACCGCCCGCGTGCGCGTGTGGTCCTACGGCGGCAACGGTGCCAACGGCGCGGGCGGGATCGGCGGGGGTGGCGGAGGGGGAGGGGCCTACAGCGAAGCGGATGTGACCATCATCGCCGGCAACAGCTACTCCTACACCAACGCGGCCGGCGCCGCGGCGACGTTCAACACCTCGAGCGTCGTCGCCGACTACGGGCGCAACGCTGTCGGTGCCAACGGCGGCGCGGGTGGGCTCGCCGCGTCTGGCACGGGCACGATCAAGTTTTCGGGTGGCCTTGGCGAGACGGTGGCCGGTGACGACGGCGGGGGTGGGGGCGGTGCGGCCGGACTTACCGCGGATGGGGGCGATGGGAGCAGCAGCGTCGGTGGCCTCGGCGGTGGCGGCATCGGCAACGGGGCGACCGGCGGCATCTTCGGGTTCGGCCCCAACGCCCAGAACAATGCCACCACTCCCGGCGGTGGTGGCGCTGGCGGCGCGAAGGGTGGCGGACTCAAGAGCAACGGCGCGGCTGGGAAGATCGTGATCGAGCTGCCCTTCCCGTAGTTCCGCCTGTCGCTGCGCTCCACGGCGGGGCGCCTGGCACCACAACCGTGGTAGACTTGACTTCGTCCGCCGATCTCCAGTCGCCAGCAGTCCCCGACAACCTGGACGCAAGGAGGCTTGCATGCCCAGCCTGGTGCCTGGCATGTGCAGAGCGGCTACGGTGCGCGTCCTCCTGGGCGTGCATGAGGAGTTACCCCTGCGTCTGATTGCCTTTGGCCTCGGCATGGTAGAGGGAGTGGCCGGAGCGTGGTTACAGTCACTGGCGAAGTGAGGGAGCAGAGATGTCGGACGTCGTGTGGCAAGCCCTGATCGCGGCCCTGCTGGCAATCTACATGGAGTGGTCCCGTCGCCGGTCCGCGGAGAAGGTGGCTGAGGTGGCGGTGAAGCAGGACATTGCCACAAGGGCGGTAGGGCAGGTCAAGACAACCCTTGAAACTGCTACCAAGCAGCAGGGCGCGCAGATGGATGTTGTCCTGGAGAAGGTCGAGGAGGTTCACAAGGCGACCAACAGTCTCACCGATCGGTTGGTAGCAACGACCGAGGCGGAGGCCCTGGCCCGGGGCGGAATCGAGGAGCGGACACGGGCCGAGGAGCGGACACGGGCCGAGGAGCGGACACGGGTCAAGGAGCAAAAGAAGGAACCCTTTCGTCCTGGATGAGTACGAAACCCTGGTGCCAGATCCCCGCGGAACCAGGCGAAGGTTGTTGCTCTGGAGCAGACCCAAAAGAGAGGTGTGAAATGATCTCCCTGAGCGCGGCAGTCAGTGTCATCCTTTATCTCGTTGTCGCCGGATTGATTTTCTGGTTGCTCTATTTCCTCATCAACTACATTGCCCCGCCCGAACCGTTCCGGAAGATCGCCAACGTGGTTCTGATGGTGCTGGCCGTGATGGTCTGCATCGGCATCCTGCTCTCGCTCGTGGGTGGGCAGCCGCTGTTCCGCCCCTGATGGAGTTCGCCATGTTCCGCTTCTTCGGTCTGATGTTGTGCGTTGTGGGCGTGACCGCAGTGTGGTTTGTGAGCTGGCGCCTGGGCGAACTGATGTGGGGCCTCGACCCCGTGCCCAACTGGGTCGTATTCGTCGGTCTTGTCTGTTACTGCCCCGTAGCCTGGGCACTGGATTGTTGGCTGAATCGCTCTCGCAGGTCGCGCAAATCTGCCCCGGCCATGTAACGGAGTTCCCATGTCCGGCTACTGGTGGACGCTGGCGCTGGTGGCGGGAGCCCTGGGTGGCTACCTGGCAGGACGCCTGTTCGGCGGTGGGCCGGCCGTTCTGTGCGGTCTGGTGCTGCTGGGGATTGTGCTGGCCGCCGTGGTGAGCGCCGTGGTGGACGGACTGTGCAGCGATGTGCCCCTCTGGTGAGGTGCCGTGAAGTGGGAGGACGACCCCGCTGCTGTCGATCTGGTACTGCTCTGCCGCATGCTGCGGGTGATGTGCCGGGCCCAGCATGACAGCCGCTTCGACCGGCTGGCGGCGCGGCTGGGCAAGTGCGGCGATGCCCTGCGCTGGGAAGCGGTGATGAGCCTGCCCGAGTACCTGGAGCTGATCCAGCGCTTCGAGCTGTGCGTCAGAGTAAAGACGATAGAAGAGATCTCCGAAAGGCGGAACAGAGATGAAGAGCAAGCTGAACCTCGAGGCCCTGGAGGCGCGTGATTGCCCGGCGCCGATGGCCACCGCGGTCCTGAGTGGTGGGGTGCTGGCCATCACCGGCACCAACCAGGCGGATGTGGTCTTGCCGACCGGCGCCGCCGGCAACATCAGCCTGGTACTCAACGGCCAGACCAGCACCTTTACGGGGGTGACCAGCATCGTCGCCGACCTCAAGGGTGGCGACGACAACTTCCAGAACAACAGCGGCCTGCCCTCGGTCGTGAACGCCGGCCGGGGCAACGACGTCGTCTACAACATCCTGTCGCCCCTCACGGTGTTCGCGCAGGACGGCAAGAACGAGACGGACCGCATCTACCACGGGCCGGTGTTCACCAGTTTCGTGGACACCAACGACCGCGAGGTGACCTTCTTCGCCGCCGGCCGGACCATCGGCGCGGGCACGGTTGTCGCCGGCGCGGACGGCGTCCTGTACGTCACGCCGGGCGCGACCGCATCGACCCTCGCTCTGACGAGCCAGGGCAACAACCTGATCCTCACCGGCGACCTGGGCACGGGCGCCGGGGTGCAGACGTGGACGTTCGCCAGCGCCAGCGTCCACACGGTCGCGTACTTCGGCAGTCCGCAGAACGACAGTTTCCTCGTCACCGCCGACATCGACGTGATCGGCTACGGCGGGGCGGGCAACGATACGCTGGTCGCAACCTCGACGAGCAAGAAGACGTACCAGGAGTGGAAGGGGCTGGCCGGCAACGACCTGATCTTCACGGCGGCCGGGCGGACGCTGGTCAACGGCGGTGCGGGCGCGGACGTGCTGATCGGCCCGCGCGGCACCATCGTTCAGGGTGATGCAGCCGACCTGGTGTTCGTGCCGGGGTTCGGGATGACGAGGTAACCCACGTGCGCTCGCGCGACTGGTGGTTGCTGATGGGTTCAATCCTCCTGCTGGTGCTGATCAGCGCGGGGTTTGCCCATCTGGTGATCGCCAGGGTAATGGACGAGCTGTGGGAGGCCCCGAGGCTGATCTACTGTGGCGTGATGGCCGCGTTCTGGATGGGGGTTACGTTCGGGTGTCTCCTGCAAATTTGGCTGGCAGGGAAGACACGGTAAGCCACTCGCTGTGGGTTGTGGTGGCGAGTGGCCTGGTGCGGGCGGCTGCCCAGCGGTGTGACTGGGCAGGCCGTCCGTTTTCTTCCAGAGGTGAGGATGCCCAGCCACTTTGAACACGAGGCGGTATGGGGTGCCCAGCTCCGGCGGGAGCTGGCCGACGTCGAGCGCCTGCACCCAACCTGGGTGGCCCTGTCCGCCGCGGCGCGGGTGGTGCTGGCGAGCTTGCAGGGCGAGGATGATGAGGAAGAGCTGCCGCTCCTCGCGCGGCAGCCGTGGCACGAGTGGCGGGGACCGTGTTCCTCGCCACCCAGGAAGTGCGGTTGTGGACCGCGCGGGCGACACAAGAGGACATGCGCGCAGGCGAGGTGTTGTCATGACCAGCAAACGCAAAGCACCCCCTGACAACCGGCTCGCCATCCTGTCCGTTGTTGATCTACGAGTCAGCACGGGGGCGGTGGTGATCGAGTGGCTGGACGCCGACGGTAGGCGCTGGGCAACGACGCTGGCGCACTGTGACGCGGAGGTGGGCGACCTCTTCCTGCTTCAAGGTCGGATGGTGGCGCTGTGGTTGGACGGCGGGCGGGAAGCCAGGGAGGAGTACATTCGCCGGCTGGGCAGCGAACGTAAGGTGCCCGATGGGTGCTGAGTTTCTGGTGGAGGACTGACCGTGGCAGCCCCATCCGTACATCCCGGAACGGGCTGGGTCCCGTCCCTGGAAGCCCTCCAGGCGGCTGGCTGGCCGCGCTGGATCGTCGAGCCGGCCATGCGCGCCGGGCTCAGCCAGGTTAACCTGTTCGCTCTGACCGCGGAGTTCGGCATGGTTGCCGTGCCCATCGTCGCGAAGGTGGTGGCCATGCTGCCGGGCAACACCACCACAAAAGAGGATAGCAAATGCCAGTAATCTATGCGTTCGGTTGGATGCCCTCGCTCCCTGACTTCCGGGACGTCCAGTTCGCCTTTCAGCCCCTGCGCTCCATGCTGGCCAGCCTGCCGGTGAGTGTGAACCTGACCAGCCCGGCGCTGGGCGTTCCCTGGGACCCGACCTGGGATCAGCAACCCCTGGGTTCGTGTGGCTTGCAATGCGCTGGCGCTGACATCGTCTTCGCCCTGATCCGCCAGCAGGGCATCATCGACGTGCCCATGCCGAGCCGGCTGTTCATGTACTACAACACTCGCTCTCTGATGGGGACAATCAACCAGGACAGCGGGGTTGACAACCGCACGATGCTGAAGGCCCTCGCCATGTACGGCTGGTGCGATGAGGCGCTGTGGCCTTACGACATCTCACGTTACCGAGAGAAACCACCGCAGGCGTGCTACGACCAGGCGGCAAACCGCAAGATCGCTGAGTACAACTCGGTCGCCCAGGACCTGCAAACGATGAAGGCATGCCTGGCCGGCGGCGACCCGTTCATCTTCGGCTTCACGGTCTACAGCAGCATGCAGACGGCCGAGGTGGAGCGTACGGGCGTGGTGCCCATGCCACGAGGTAGCGACCGGGTAGCCGGCGGGCACGATGTCCTGTTCGTTGGCTACGACGACAGCAAGCAGCGGTTCAAGTTCCGCAACTCCTGGTCGGCGCAGTGGGGCGAAAACGGTTACGGCTGGATGCCCTATGGCTACGTGAGTCCGAGGCTGTCAAGCGACTACTGGACGGTCAAGAAAAGCCCCTGGCCTGGCCCGCCGGTGCCACCTCCGCCTCCACCGGTGCCGCCTGTCGGGCTGGCGCCGCAGTTGATCGCCCAGGATGCGACGGGCCGGGTTCTGGGGAAGTATCTTCTGACAAGCTGAGGAGCAGAGAGGAATGAAGCGGGTGGGCGTGTGGCTGTGTGTCCTGGCTCTTGCCCTGCCGGCGGCGGTGCTACCCTCGCCGCGACTGGCCTGTGCCGCCGCGGCTGCCGACCTGCGCACCATCCCGAAGAAGGACCGGCCTGGTATCCGTTACCTGCTGCGCAACGCGCGCAACAACGCGGACCTCGACCTGGCCCTGACGCTGCAACTCAACCTCCTGTCCAGGGAGGGCAAGCCGGCCGCGCCCGTGCTGGTCACACCCTGGCTGTACCGGATCAACCTGGGACACTTTGACCTGCCCCTGCACGTCTGGGAGCGGCTGGCACGGACGGACGTTTTCTTTCATCACCCCCGCAAGTATCTGGTTTCCGTCACCGATGACGAGGTGTGGCCGGGCGGGTCGGTCCGCTCGGGACGGTTCTTTGAGCGTGGCGTGTACCTTGTCAAGCGCCGGCCGGGACAGACCGTCCGCGGCGAGCCGGCCTTCTGGCTCGACCCCGACGACATCAGCTATCTGCGCTTGCAGACCTACAGCGAGGCGCCCATCCTCGACGCCGCCTGGTTCGTGGTACAGACGGCGCGCCAGCTGTCCATCCGCAACGAGGAGGAGGGGACAGGCTACTACGACTTCATGGGCTTCAAGGACCGCAAGGCGTTCCTGGACTTCGTCGGGTTGCGCGAGAAGGACGCCATCAAGCGCTTGCAGGAGTGGCGGGCAGTCATTGAGCGAAGCGGCGTCAGCCAGCAGAACCGCCAGGTGGTGCGCTTCCGCGGCACCACCGGGCCGGTCTGGGTCACGCTGGACGTGTTCAAGCAGGCCGGTCGGGGCGTTGCCCGGCGCAACCTGCGCCGGGACGAGTTCGCTCACGACGCCGAGGAGTGGTTCGGCTTCAACTACTTCGGCCTGCCGGTGACCTTCCTGGCCGATGCGAAAGGGGTGGCGCAGGCGTCGGCCCCGGACAAGGTCGGGGGCGACAGCTCGCCGCTTAACGTCGGCCGTGACTCGCGCATCCACGCCAACCTGTCGTGCATCCGCTGTCACGGCGCGCGGTTGAAGGATGACCGCTGGTTGCGGTCGCTGGACGACTGGACCCGGCGCAACGACCGTCTGCGCTTGCAGGACCCCAACCCGAAGGTGGCCCTCGAGCTGGCCCGGCAGTACATGAGCGATCTGAACTGGGAGCTGAACCGCGACCGCGACCGTTACGCCCGCGCCGCAGCCCTGGTCAGTCGGACGAAGGCGAAGCCTGCGGGGTTGACGATCTACGAACTGTCCCTGGCCTACAGCCGGATGTGGAACGATTACGTCGAGGCCCCTGTCACGCTGGTCGATGCGGCGCGGGAGTGGGGCGTCACGCCCGCGCGACTGGTGCGGTCGTTGCGCCTCCTGGAAACCTACAAGGGCGGCAGCGACCTGGTGCTTTCAAGCTACCTCGACAACCCGCCGCAGCCGCTGACCCGGCTGGAATTCGAGGACAGCTACGCCTTGGGCGCGGCACTCATCCGGGGGGTAATCCCCGTGGAGCTAATCGAAAAACATCGCCTGCGGAGGTGACCCTTGCGCCTGAACCTGGCCTGCCTGGCCGTCTGTCTGTTCCCCTCCCTGGGGATCGCGGGCTGGTGCTACGCCCCGAGCTATGCCTATTACACCCCTGTTTACTCCTACAGCTACCACCACGCCGGCAGCATCGGCAACCGGTGCTACAAGGCGGGCTACTACCGCTGGACCTCGCGCGGCTGGTATCACCGCGAGTACGGCTACGACTGCTACTCCTACTGCGAGCCCTACGTCCTCCGCGTTCGCCGCTACATTGCTGCCGTGCCGCTGATCGAGGACACCGTCACGACCGCGCGATATGTCCCTGGCCCGGCGACAGCGGCTGCGGCCGGACCGCTACAAGGTGTCGGCCCTGCGCCGGCTGTAGCCGCCGCGCAAGGGGCGGCCGGCTCCGCCTTCGAGTCGCGCGTCCTGTCGATCCTGGAGAAGCTGGACAGGGACGGTGAGGCGGTCAAGCGCGACGTGAACGACCTCCGCGGGCGCATGGAAGCGATGGAGCGCTGGCGGGCCGAGAAGGAGGGCAAGACGCCTCCGGTCGCTCCTCGGGCAGGCCCTGCGGATGCACCCAGGATGCCGAAGGCGGACAACGGCAAGGATAAGCCGCCCGCCGACCCGCCCGAGGAGAACGGGGCGAACCTGACCCTGGCGAAGGCACACGCGGCAGGCAAGGCGGCCTGCGCAAGTTGCCACACCGCCGGACGTCTCAATAAGGATACCACCTTCATCCTCTTTGTAGCCGATGGCCGGCTGGCCGCTCTCGCGCCCGCGGCAAGGGCAAAGGTGCTGGAGCGCCTGGTAGACGGAACCATGCCCCCGGCCTCGGCGGGGCCGCTCCCGGCCGAGAGGAAACAGGATCTGATCGCCTACTTCAAGGAGTAATCATGGGCACGCCCGAATACGAGCAGAAGGTGACTGCTCATATGCGCGAGCTGATTACCACTGATTCCAGCACGGTTGCGGAGGCGCTGTGGAAGCGGGAGGCCCTGTTCTGGTTCCGGTGCTGCATCTACACTGCCGCGTTGGCCGTCGTCGGCTGGACCGGTCTCCTGACTCTGTTCCTGGCGAGGTGACTCTGTTCTCTCTAATCGCCTATTTCAAGGAGTGACCATGTACAGTGTGATTCTGGTTCTGGCCCTGACCTCCCCGGCGGAGGCAACCAGCAACGGCCGCGGGGTCGCGGGTTCCCGTGGAGCTTTCTTCCCTCGGGATGGCTCTTTCAACCGCTTCCCCTTCAACCGGGGCATCCCGGTGGCCAACTTCCGGTTCTTGCCAGGATTCCCGGGTTATGCCTCCAGCTACGGGACGTCCTACGGCTACAGCGCGGCCAGCTACGGGTACGGGATCGGTGCGGCCAGCTACGCCGCTCCGCAGGTTTTTGCGGCGCCGGCTCCCGCCCTGGTCGAGGAGACGGTGGTTACCCGGCGCTACGTCGCCGAGGCTGCCCAGACCTACGCCGCTCCGCAGCCCACCTACCAGGGGACCGGGTGTCCGCAGGGGTTGACCCTGGGGGCGTCGATGGGCGCCTACCTGGCCACCCTGTCCGAGGCCCAGCGCGTCGGCTACCTGGAGTCGCGCTACGGGGCGCGGTACGGCCGGGGCGTTGGCCAGCACATCCACCGGCACTGGTTCCCCGGCGGGAGGTTCCGGGGGCGGTAGCTGGTAAACTGGAATGGCAGCGCCGGGGGAGGTGGGGAGGGTGCGTGCCCTCACCGACTCCGGCGTTGCCGTTTCTCCCGACACTGGTTTTCTTGTTTTCCTCTCAGCGGATCTCCTTCCGGCCGGTCAGTCTGGATAGGCTGGCACCAGTGCGCGGAGCACGCACCTGCGCTCGTCCTGCTGGTGCCGGCGCCCTCCTGCACGCGGAGGCTACCCTTTCCCCCTGTCCGCTCTTTGCGCACTCGCGCGGAGAGGGGGGGGCCAGTGCGTGCCACCCTTCTGACCAGTCAGCCCACCACGGCGCTACCCGGCAGCGCCGAGAAGATCGCTGTCCTGTGCGCCCGCGCGAGCCGGCGGGAGCCCCTGTTTGTCACCGGCGACAGGCAGATGGGAGTGGAGCGCGCCGACCTGGAGCCGGGGGGCTTCCCGCCAGGCGTGACTCCCGACCTGCACCACGGCCGGCCCAGGTATCAGGCGCGCCTGAGCACGGGGGGCAAGCGTCGCCACCTGGGCTGGTTTGGTACGATCGAGGAGGCGAGTCTGGCCGTTGAGGCGGCGCGCCGGCTCGCCTGACCTTCATTTTCCACCAAACTACTCTCTGAATTGCAGGCTGATCATGGTACGCTCTTCGGGTGGCCCGGCAGGCACAGGGCGCGGTAGACTCCGCAGCCTCGCCCGCAGGCCACGGAGGGCCGATCCCATGAGCGAGCCGCACCCGTTTCATCCGAAGGTGACCCGGTACTACGACGTCCGCGGCAAGCGCTGCGGCAAGGACACGCCGGGCGCGTCGAAGGTCACTGAGGAAGTGCAGACCTTCTCCGCCGACCTGCCGCGGTCCGGACAGCGGCCCGAGCGGGTCAGCCTGGGGACGCGGGTTCTGAGCGAGGCGTGGGAGCGGCTGGCGGCACTCCTCGAGCGCCGCTCCCGCGAGGCGGAGGGGCTGCGCGACCCCGCCCTGGCGCACGCGCGCAAGGCCCTGGGCGAGCACGTCGATGACTGGCTGGCCGTGGTGGCTGCCGACGGTGCCGGCGCCAAGCGGCTCCAGCAGTTGCACCACGACGTCGCCCGACTGGCCCAGCTGGGCGGCTGGCAGCGGTTGCAGGACGTTACCCGCGATTCGGTCAGCCTGGCCCTGGCGCGGCTGACCGTCGAGGGCAGAAGCGCCCGGACGCGCAACCACGCCCTGGCTCACCTGCGGCAGTTCCTGCGCTGGGCGCACGAGGGCGGCCGGACACCCGCCAACCCGGCCCGGGAGGTGCGCAAGGCGTGCGTCGAGGCCGACCGGCGGCGGGTCCGCCGTGAGCCCACTAGCGCGGAGGTGGCGCGGCTGTGGGCCTACCTCGAGCTGCCCGACTGTCCCTGCGATGGTGGGCTGACGGGCCGGGCGCGAGCGCTGGGCTACCGGGTGGCGATGGCCACCGGGCTGCGCTCGGCCGAGCTGTTGAGCCTGTCGGATGACTCCTTCGACCTGGCCCTCGGCACGGTCACCGTTCGCGCCGCCCACAGCAAGCGCCGGCGGCTGGACACCCAGCGCCTGCCGGGCTGGCTCCTTGCCGACCTGCGGGCCTGGCGAGCCGAGGGCAAGCCGCTGCGCTGGCGCTTCGGCTGGGGCAGACCGGGCCGGGCCCTGCGCCGAGATCTGGAGGCGTGCGGCGTGGCCTACATGCTGGCCGGGCAGGAGGGGCCGCTGTACTTCGACTTCCACGCCTTAAGACATTGGTATTGTAGCCAATTGGCCCGGCAGCCCGGCATCGACCTCAAGACGCTGACCGAGCTGTGCCGGCACTCGACGCCGTCGCTCACGATCCGGACCTACGCTCACCTGCGCGAGAGCGAGGCCCGCGCGGCGGTCGAGGCGATACCCGATCCCAGGTCACAGCATGGTCGCAGTGACCAGCGGGCGCAGCCGGGCGCGGGCGGACAAATCCGACTGGTCGAGGAGGGGTCCGGCGCGCCGCAAGACGATGCGGCGTAAGGGCGCTAGACGCCAGCGAGCGACCGGGAAGGCGAGGTAGTCCGGAGAAGGTGGGGGAGGCTACGCAGGAATCGAACCAGCCTCGTGTTCGTGCGGTTCGCGTGGCCTGCTGTGCGCCAGCGGGGGTGCGTGCTCTGGTCGCAGCAAAGGTTACAGAGGGCCCCGGCCGGAACTTGCACCCGCCCGCTACGTGGAGGAGGTCGGACCTTGTTGCCACGCGCGGTCGCTATCCAGCCGCCGACACGGCGCCGGGGCCTGGATCAGTGGTGATTCCACCGATACCACTCCACGATGGCAGTTGCAGATTCCTCGGTCCGCCCGTCGTCCAGGAGGATGTCGTGGAGTTGCTCGGCCGCGCCGGGTTCGTCGTTATAGACCGCCCAGTAGAGCGACCAGGACTGGTCGCTGATGCTCTCGTCGCTCATGGGTCTGTCCTGCTCTACGCAGCAGGGGCGCTGCCAATGACAGCGCTCTTGCGGAATTCCTGGGGGCGAGGGGGCGGGGTCAGTCGTCCACTTCCAGGGCGGTCAGTCGCTGTTCTATCTCCAGCCCAGCCCCGCAGTCCACGAGCCAGCAGCGGCCGTTGTGCTCATCATCGGGTGTGGCCCTGATGCGCTCGCCGACCGCTTGCGCCAGCAGGCGAGCGAAGGGTTCGCTGAAGCGGCCGATCCAGTACGTGTACTCGCCCCCATACTCAGTGCCGCGTTCGCGTACGTCGTCGATCTCGATGGTCCACCAGCCCATCGGCTCGCGGGTCACCGAGCCGCCGGGAAACAGGTGCGTGCCATAGTCGAGGTACTTCACGGTCGTTCTCCTGGGGGCGAGGGGTGGGGTTAGCGAACCAGCCGAACGCTGGCGAAATAGACCTGTTGGCGAAAGCCGACGCGCAGCGGGTGTCCTCGACCAGCGTAGGCGATGCCAGCCAGGGAAGCGGGCGCGAGGCGCGGCCCGTGGACAACGTTGCCGCCGTAGTCCTCGCCGATGGCCTGCGCGAACAAGCCGTCCATCTCCGCAGCGGGATCTTTCTCGAAGTAGTACGACACGCCGTCGATCGCGACTGTGTCGCCGTCCTGCGGCGCATCACACCCGCCGGCGGTGCTGATCTCCACGAGCGGATACGTCTCCCTGGTGTACGGGTGCGTGTAGCTGCGGGCGGTGAGCGTAGCTTTCATCGGTTGGTCTCCTGGGGGTGAAGGGGGTGGGGGTTACTTCGCAGTCCGCAACTCAGCCTTGAGCGCCGCCAGCCGGCGGCGCAGCTCGGCCAGGCTGGCGGCGCCATACCGGCGGGCGTACCCCGGCGCCCGCACCGGGTCGCACCCCTCGGTGCGGCGGGCACCCGCCGCCGACTCGTAGACGCGGTAGTTGGCGTGGCGGGGGTCGCCGGTGCCGATGGCTGCGTGAGCCTCGGCGGCGGAGTAGGTGCCCTCGTTCGTCTCGACGAGGACTTCCGCCTTCTCGGCGGCGCGGATGTCGGCGCGGATGTCGGCGCGGGTGCGGGCCGTGGTCGTCATCGTTGTCTCCTTCGCGTTCGTTTGCTTCTCTACCTTAATATACGTGTCACCGTCCGTTCTGTCAACAGAAATGGACGGAATTCCCTACTTTTTTTTCGGGCGTCCAGGGCCGCGCCTGGCAACCGGCGCGGCAGGACGGCGCAGGTCGTCCAGGCGGACGCCCAGCGCGTCCGCGAGGGCGCAGACGAAGCCCCAGCCGCCGGGCGGGTACAACTCGAGTTCCACGTCGCGGAGCGTGTGGGGGTTGACCCCGGCAGCGCCGGCGAGCTGCTCGCGGGTCAGCCCTCGCTCCTCTCTCAGCTCGCGAATGCGTGGTCCGATCATGGTACGGTTCTCCGTATGGTACGGGCCACCATACCATACGGGACAACGTATCCAAAGTCAAGGACGGACGCTCACTGACGCTCCTGCTACATTTTGGAGCGTCTGACGCTCATACTGCTCTCTTACAAACGGCCCGGACGTGGTAGGCTGTTCTCCGTCCCAGCTGGGCGGAGACGGACATGAACGCGGAGAACGGGAAGTTGCCGCGCCTCTTGCGGCTGGCGGACGTGCTGGCTATTTTGGATATCAGTAGGTCCACATTCTATGAGCACCAGAAGAGCGGCGCGCTGCGGCTGGCGGTCTGGAAGGTTGGCGGGATCAGACGTTACCGCGCGGCGGACGTGGAAGCGGAGGTGAGACGGCGGTTGCGCTAGTATCGAGAGAGGACGAACAGGCCGGTGCAGAGGAGGAACGGGCAGAGCAGCACCAGCAGGATAATGAGCGTGAGCAACCAGGCATCCCGCTGGCCAAACGGCGGAGCGGGCGGAGGGCCGGAAGTGATGCTGTCCCGACCGCACTGCGGGCAGGCAAAAGGCGAGGGGCGCGCAGACCAGATGTAGCCGCAACGGAGGCAACGATGGTAGGTGGGGAGCGGCGGGGGTGGCATCACTCGCCTTCCTTGTCCTCGGCCTGGTCGCGCTTCAACTGACGGTTGACCGCCAGGCGGATGTAGGCGCTGCGCGACAGGCCGAGCGCCTGGACTGCTGCATCAACCCTGGCGGTCCAGCCCGGGGGGACCGGGAACCCGACGTATTCGCGGTCCGGCCCAAGAAGTGGCTGACGCTGACGGCGCGGGCTGCGCGCCGACCGGGCGTGACAGCTCTTGCAAAGGGTAATGCACCCATCCAAAGAGTAAGGAGACCCCGGGATGATGCGGTGGACTTCCAGCCCCTTTCTCCAGCGGGCAAGGTGATCGGTCCTGGACATGCCGCACCGCCGGCAGCAGTGGTGATCCCGCGTGCGAACGGACTTCTTGAGTTCGCGAAGCGCGTCGGGGGTCATCACTCGCCCTCCTTGATCTGCTGGCCAAGCTGGCGAACCACCTCCGCGTACCGTCGCTCGACCGCTGAGCGGATCAACGGCGAAACGAAATCGGCGGTGTCCTGGTCCGTCGCGGTGGCGATGATGGCCAGCATGCGGGCCAGGTCGCTGTGGACCCGGATGGTGCCCGTGCCGGGGGTAGTGGGCTGATCGTTGCCAGACTTTCGTTTCCTGCCCATGTGGGGCATGGTACTCGGGGACATGGTGTTCTCGCAACAGGGAAGTGCCACAACTACCCCATTGTACCATTGCTTGCGACAGGCGGACAAGTGGATAATCTGTGTCCTGTGTCAGAATTCCGGAACATTTTACTTGACACAGGAAACACCGCAATGGTAAGATCCCTTCAGTCAACCCGATCGGCACAACCCGCAAGGACCGTACCGATGGCCAGCCTGATCCGCCTCGTCTGCTACTGGTTGTCGCCACCTGCGTACCATCCTTGCAGGCTGCGTCACCGTAAAGCGATCCGTGTCCTGCCCTCGTTCGCGTGAAGGGGCTGACCATGTACAACCTGTGGATCTGGGAGCAACCGTCGTGGCGGGTGATCGCCACCTATCCCACTCCCAGCGAGGCCGCCGCTGCTGGTCGTCGCTCGGCTGACCCGCCCGACACATGGACCGTCGCCCGGGCCGGCTCGGCCAGGGATGAGCACATGCGGCGGCACTGCACCCAGCGCAACGCCCCGAAGGAGTGACCATGCCCCGCTACGCTTACATCTTCGCCTGCGCTGACATCACCCGGCCCAGCGGCGAGCCCCTCTACTGGGCCGAGGTGATCGCGAACCCCAGCAGCGTGGACGAGGCCACCCTGTACGCGACGACGTGGTACGCCACACGGCGGGAGGCCATCGCCGACGCGCTGGCGTGGATGGAAGACAACGGCGTCGAGGACGCCGATCCCTGAGCCACGCCCGCCGGCCGGTCTGTCCCGGCATGACAGCGGTGGGGCGAACCGCGGGCCCCTGCCGGCCCCGGCTGCATAGCCGGATGAGCTGGTCCTCGCGGGGAGGTGGAGGGGGACTTTGGGGGTGGAGAGTAACCCCCACCGTACACGGCCGGCCGGGTTGCCGCCGCGGGGTGTTCCCGTGGGGCACTGTCTCTGGCGGGACACGCCCGGCCGGCCGCTACCTTTCGCCCCGAGGAGATGAGCATGCCCACCTGTGCCCGGTGCGGGAAACCGCTCGAAGACGCCGCCGCGCTCGACCCGCGTGGTGGTCAGCCCTGGCCGAGTTACATGCACAACGAGTGCGCACTGCTCGTGGCCCGCGAGGAGGCGGAGAAACGCTACCTGGAGAGGCAGCGCCTGCGGGATGCCGCGCCCGACCTTCTCGCCGCGTGCCAGGCCGTTGCGGACGCGGCATCCAAAATCATCCTGCTGGCGGACAGGACCACCTACAGGACCACCAACGCCGGGTCTGCAACGGCCGGCGCCGCCATCACCCTGAAGGAACTGGTTCTGCCCGCCATCGCGAAGGCCACCGGCAAGCAGTGACCGCCCCTGACCCCTCGACCAGGTAGCCCATGTGCCCGAGCAGATCCCTTACACGATCATGGGTCCCGCCCTCGAGGTGTGGCTCGCCGCGGACGTGGTCCGCTACTTCCAGCTCAAGGACGTCCGCGCCCTGCGCCGGCTCATCAACCAGGGGTCTTTCCCCCGGCCGCGAACCGGGCTCGGCAAGGCACCCTTCTGGACCGGCTTCGACCTCGCCTGCTACCTCGGGCTTGCCGGCCGGTTTGTGCCCAAGAAGGGGGAGAAACGGCCCGCCCAGAAAGCCCCGCCGACAGAAAAAACGTGAGCGCGGCAACTTTTTCTCGCGCGCAACTGGGGTACAACTGCGCGCACTTTCGCCTGATAGGCGCAGTGCAACTGGAGTACAACCTGGCGCTGCAGCCCCTCCACGGCGCGCGAACCCGACCCTTGCACGAATCCTGATCCGGGTTTAGACTTTCGTTCCGGATCACCTCGACCGAGCGCGACGCCCTGTCCCACGACCCCCCGCACACCCTGCCGGGACGCACTCCCCTGCGTCCATGCTGCCGGTGCGCGCCTGCATGGAGGACTCATGCTCTGCAAGGTCTGCTCGAAACCGCTCAGCACCCGCAACATCACCGGCCGCTGCTGGCGCTGCAGTGGCCAGAAACCCCGCTGTAACTCCTGCAACGACCGGCTCGTTCCGGGCAGGGTCGCGGTGTGCGACTGGTGCGCCCTCTACCGTCCCTTCCTGCACGCCCTGCACTGCTCCCACGGCATCCCCTGCCCGGCCGACGTCCTGGCCGAGCGCGAGCCGCTGTACACCAGGCGGGCTGCCGCGAGGCTGCCGCTCTTCGCCCGCACGGAGGATTGACCCCTTGACCACCCCGATCAACCCTGGATCGCCACCGCGCAAGAGGTCCACTCTGCGTCAGTTTGCCAGGGAGTTGGTGCATCGTCAGACCAGCCATCTGGTGGAGGATTTCCACCTCGTCGCGGAGGCTGTCGCTGCCATCGTCGAAACAGATGAGGCCAGGCTTACGGCCTGGCTGGAAGAGCAGACCGAACGGACCCACGACTTGCTCAAGGGCTACCTCAGCAAGCGCGCGACCCCTAGGAAGGACTGACCGCCATGACCCCCTACGACCCGGCTGCGAACAAGGTTACCTGGGTGCCCAGCTCGCTTGTGCGCGGCGGCTACGACTCAGACGACGGGATCTACCGCATCGTGCCGACGTTGTACGGGTTCGTCTTGTGGGCCTGGAACCGGCCCGAGGGCAACGGCTTTTACGAGCGGCACTTCGTCACCCTGGCCGAGGCCCAGGCGCACGCGGAGGGGCTGTGATGCGCTACTACGTGATGTTCGCGGACAGCCACGGGTACTGGGCAACCCTGGGCGCGTGGGTGTTGCTGTCCAACGCCCGCGCCGACCTGTGGCGCCAGTACAGCGCCAACCCCAACCGCAGGGTGGGGCTGTGGGACAGCCAGGACGGGAAGTGGATCATCTGAACCTCGTCAGCCTGACGCACCGCCGAAGCGGGGGCTCCGAACTGCCCTGTTTTACAGAATTGCCTCGCTGACGAGCCCTGTTTTACAAGAGTGCGCCGGCCGGGCCTGACCGCCCGGCCGGCGCGAGGAGAAATGGAGCACGGCATGCCCCAACCCATTGTATGCACAAGGCCTGCGTCCTGTCATCGGCACTCCCCTTTGTCGCCGGACCAGATCAGCCAGCGCCGCACCGACTACCACCACGCTGAGCACCTGGCCGAGCGCGAGCGCTTCGCGGCCCTGGCGCTGGCGTGGGGCTGCACCGCCGGGTACGCCCGCGACTGGTGCCGGATGAACCGGCTGTATGCCACCGAGGCGGACCGGCAGCAACAGGGACGCATCGAGAGCCGCCACGAGCTGCGGCAGTGGTGGCTGGAGAGGATCGCCTGTTGACAGAGCCGCCACCCCGGGCCACGGATGGCCCGATGCCCCGCTACAAGGGAACTGCTGAAGAAACCGGCAGCCGGGTTCGACTCCCGGGCGGGGCCTGGGGGCGGTGGGGTGGACGGTCCCCGGGGCGTTCCCGGGAGCAGTCCGAATTCTGACGCATAGCAGGTGCCAGGACCTCACCGACCCCTACTGACCAGGGCAAGCCACATCGGTCTGCCGGTCCAGCAGCGCATAAGGGAGATCCCATGAGCGCACAGAGCGTGTGGAAGATGAAGCCGACAGCGGCGGGCAACTTCGAGGTGCCCCCCGAGGACAACCACCTCGCCAGGCTGGTCGCCATGATCGACCTGGGCACCCACTCGCGGGAGTACGGGGGCAAGATCGACGACAAGCGGCAGGTGTATCTGGCCTGGGAGCTGCTCGATTGCCCGATGAGCGGGTCGAAGATGAACCACGTCATCGGCGAGCGCTACACGGCCAGCTGCAACGAAAAGGCCAACTTCGGCAAGGTGGCCAAGGTGCTGCTGGGCAGGGACTGGGTGGACGGCAACGAGCTGGATACCGACAAGATGCTCAGCCGCGCCTGCATGGTGGACGTCAAGCACACCACGAAGGGCGAGGGCAAGGAGACGAAGACTTACGCGAGCGTCGCCGGTATCGCCAGCGTGCCCAACGCCATTATCAAGGCCGGGGTGGGCAAGCCGCAGCGCAAGCCGCTGCTGTGGTCGATCGGCGACGACCTCGACGTGCTGGAGAAGGCCGACTGGCTGCCCTTCTGCTACGGCTCGAAGATCCTCGACCTGGTGAAGGCGTCGAAGGAGCTGTGCCACGGCGGGGTGAAGGCAGGTCAGCACGGCGGGGCGGTGCTCGAGGACCCGGAAGAGGTGGACCCCTTTCCCCCCGTCGAGCGGGACGGGAAGGGTATCCCCTACTAGCCCCTGGACGCTCCGCGCCAGCGGGCTACCGGCGCTTCCTGCGCTGGTGGCCCCGCTGGGGGCGGTCCGGCTGCCAGGCAAGCGCCGCGGCGCGGACACCTTCGCCGTGATCGACGCCGAGGGCAGCGAGGGCAGGCGACAGTGGGTGGTCCGGCGCAAGGGTGGCGCGGCGCACCTGGTCGAGGATGGGCCGCGCGGCTGGTGGTGTGACTGTACAGCGTGGAAGTTCGGCTGCATCTGTCGCCACGTCCAGGCGGTGCAAGAGATCCTGAAGGAGTAGGTGAGCGCGATGGCGGACAGCGTGTGGCGGATGCGGGCGTCGGGCTGCCAGTCCCTCAGAGACAGGGAGCTGGCCATCCTCGAGGGTGACGTCCCCATCATCGCGCCCGATGACGTGGCCCGTCTTCTGAACATCCACCCCGCCCTGGCCGCCGCCGCGCCCTGTCTGCTCCGCCACCTCGACGGCGAGCCCTGCCGTGAGGGTCGGCCCTGCGCCAACTGCGCGGCAGAGCGGCGGTGGATGGCCCTCCTTCTGCACCGGGAGCGGCATGGTCACTGCCCCCACCCCTCGGATGGTTTCGAGGCTGGGGCTGGGACTGCCCCAGCCAACGGCGCCGCACCGCGCATCTACCGCCTGCCTGACCTGCTGGCGCTGGACCTGCCCCCGCCGCGCTGGTGCGTGCCGGGACTGCTCGGCGAGGGGCTGAACATCCTCGCCGGCAAGCCCAAACTGGGCAAGAGCTGGTGTGCCCTCAACCTTGCTCTCACTGTGGCGGCGGGCGGCAAGGCGCTGGGCTCGTTCCCGACCACCCAGCCCGGCGACGTGCTCTACCTCGCCCTCGAGGACCGCCTACGCCGCGTCCAGGACCGCGCGCGTAAGTTACTGGCCGGAATCCCAGCCGAGGCGTCCGGACGTCTCCACGTCGCTGTGGAGTGGCCCAGGCAACATCAGGGCGGGCTGGAAGCCCTGACCGGGTGGTGTCGGCGCGTCGAGCGGCCCGCGCTCATCATCGTGGACATCTGGACGAAGTTCCGCGAGGTCGCGCAGACCCGCGGCAGCCAGTACGACTGGGACCACCAGAAGGCCAGCGAGGTGAAAGCCGTGGCCGACTCCTTCGCCTGTAGCGTCCTGATGATTCACCACTGCAAGAAGGCAGCAGCCGAGGACGTGGTGGATGAGATCAGCGGCACCCTGGGTCTGGCTGGCGCTGCCGACGGGACGCTGATCCTGACTCGGGCCCGCGGCGAAAACGAGGCGGTCCTGTTCGCCACGGGGCGCGACATCGACGAACGTGAGTTATCGCTCGAATTCGACCCGACCACCTGCGCCTGGCGCTGCACCGGGGACGCGAAGGAGCAGACCGAATCGAAGTTCAAGACCGCGCTCATCGAGGTCTTCAAGGCCAACGCCGGCGCGATCCTGACCGTGAAGGACCTGGCCCAGCTGGTCCGCTGCCCCGAGGCGCGGGTGGGCTACCTGCGCTGCATCCTCGGCCGGATGGCGGTCGGCAACGTTGGCGAGCCCGCCCTGATCGAACGGGTCGGCTCGGGGCGCTACCGCTGGCCGGTGGAGGACCCGCTGTGACGCTCCTATATGGATCGCGCACACGCGCGTTCTTACTTCTTACTTCTTTACGGGGAACCACGTCCTTGGATGCGCGACCACCGCCGGTCACCCCTGCTCTGTACGTGATGCGCGTGATGCGCCGGTCGAAGAGGAGCGGTCAAGTGGTTACCAGGCAACACCTTCCGGAGCGCATCACGGAGCGCATCATCTGGGGGAGGCATGATGCGCTGATGCGCTGGGGTCTGCCATTCTGGCAGAGCGCATCACGCGCATCACGCGCATCACGCGCATCACGCGCATCACGCGCATCACGCGCAGCATGAAGAGGAGGACTTCTAGTGGCCAATGATCTCATCGTTGCTGACCCAATCCTCGCTGACGTCGAGGTGGCCCGGCAGGCTCTTGCCCGGTGCAGCACCATCCCGCAGGCCAAGCAGATCGCCGATGTGGCGTCCGCTGCCGAGATCTACGCCCGTCGCAATCACGCCAGCAAGGAGACCATCAGCCACATCACCGCCGTGCGCGTTGACGCTCTGACGCTGCTGGGCGGGTTCTTGCGGGGAACGGAGCTGAGCGCAGGAGCGAGAGGTAGCGCCGGCCCTGGTCGAGAAAAACGGGGTTGCGCAGTGCAACCCCGTTTTTCTCCTCCTCCGACTCTTGCCTCTTACGGTCTTGACAAGTTCGATTCCTTCTTCGCTCAGGGGTTGCTTCTTCTACACGAGCGTGCCCCCGACCTGCACAAACAGGTGCGTGATGCTCAGTTGGCCATCCGCCCCGCCCTGGCCCGGTTCCGTCGGCTCACGAAGAAGGCAGCCGAGGCGGACTTTGTCAAGGAGCTGGAAGCCGCTCTTGATGCTGCCGATTCCCGCTTCACCATCGACCTGGCCGACTGCCTGGACTGGTTCGCTGCCCGATCTGCGGACAGCGTCCATCTCGTCTTCGGCTCGCCGCCCTACGAACAGGCCCGCACCTACCAGGAGGGGGGCGAGGACTACGGCATTGCCCGCAACACGGATGCCTGGGTTGCCTGGATGGTCGAGGTCTACAAGGTCGCCCTCCGGTGCTGTAACGGCCTGGTGGCATTCGTGGTCGAGGGGCAGACGAAGAAGTACCGCTGGTCGGTTGGGCCCGCCCTGCTGATGGCCGCGCTCCACAAAGAAGGCATTCATCTCCGCAAACCGCCCATCTACCACCGGGTCGGCATTCCTGGTTCCGGCGGGCCAGACTGGCTGCGCAACGACTACGAATTCATCGTCTGCGCTACCCGCGGCGGGAAGCTGCCGTGGAGCGACAACACGGCGATGGGCGAGCCGTGCAAGTATGAGCCGGGCGGTGACCCCTCGCACCGCGAGAAGAACGGCCGGCGCGTTAACGCCGAGAGCGGACCAGCGACGATGGCCGACCGTGGCAACGTCGGTCACCACCGCGCCCGCTACCAGGCAGGCAGCGCCTACGAGCCACCGGAGATCGCCAACCCGGGTAACGTCATCACCTGCGTTGCCGGCGGCGGCAACATGGGCGACAAGCTGGCCCACGATAACGAGGCACCCTTCCCTGAGGCCCTGGCAGAGTTCTTCGTCCGCTCCTTCTGCCCGCCCGGGGGGATCGTCTGCGACCCCTTCTCCGGCTCTGGCACCACGGGCGCCATGGCCATCCGCCACGGCCGCCGGTTCGCCGGCTGCGATCTCCGGCCCTCGCAGGTTGACCTGAGCCTGCGCCGTATCGCCCGCGTCGAACCATTCCTTCCCTTCGTTGAGGAGTCCCAATCATGAAGCGCCGATCCTCAGTTCAGAACCGGCCTCCGATCAACCGCGTCCTCGATCACCACGGTTGGGGCCGGTCTGTCGTTGCCTTCGTGGATGTGCTGAAAGCCACCCTGGCGCTCCGTCATCCTGACTGGAGCATCGAGGAGTTGCTTTGTCACCCCCGACAGGCCAAGCGCTATTGCGATGACATCCGCGCCCAGACGAACCTCAGCATCAGCGATGACAGCATCCTGAGTACGGCCTTTGCCCGCCGCAAGGAGAGCGCGGGAATGCAGAAGGCTTCCCCTGACCGGAAGCGCCAGTGGCAGAATCACGCCGCCCTCCTGGAGGAGTTCGGCTATCACGATGATCTTGTCGCCTTCGCTGCCATCATGCGCGGCTGTCTGCTCACGGCTTGCCGCGGCTGGAGTTTCGAGACGCTGACCTTCTACCCCGACGAGGCCGAGCGCTTCTGTGACCTGGTGCGGCAGAAGGCAGGCATTGCCGCCCCGGATGACTTCATCCTGCATGTTGGCCAGCGAGCCAGGCGGCGCGGCGAACTCAAACTGGCCCCCTGAGGATCTCCCATGCCTGCCCGCCGACCCCTCACCACCCTGCCGCCCATGACCGAGGACGCCTTCCTGAAACAGGTCATTGACCTGGCGAAGCTCCGCGGCTGGCAGGTTCATCACGCCCGCCCTGGCCGAACGCTCAAGGGCTGGAGAACGCCCGTTCAGGGGGACGCCGGCTTCCCCGACCTCGTTCTCTGCCGCCCGCCCCAGACCATCTTCGTCGAGCTCAAGACCGACAAGGGCCGTCTGAGGCGCAACCAGGAGGTGTGGCTGCGCCTGCTCCGGGCGGCCGGACAGCGGGCGCATGTGTGGCGACCGTCCATGTGGACCCAGATAGAAGAGGCGCTCAAGTGAAGCTCGGCATCACCGGAACCCGACATGGCCTCAGCACCGCCCAGTACGCCGCCTTGCGGTGCGTGCTGGAGGAGATGGAGCCGGCCGCGCTCTTGCACGGCGCGTGCCGGGGGGCGGACGCTGTTGCCATAGCCATCGCCTGTGCGGCCCTCGAGCCAACGCCCTACATCATCGCCTACCCCTGCACGCTGAAGAGCTGGACCGATGCAGACGCGCTGACGTACAGCGACGAGGTCTTCCAGCCGCAACCGCCCTTGCAGCGCAACCGCTGCATCGTCCGCGACTGTGACCACCTGCTCGCCCTGCCGCAGGGCATGACGGAGGAGGTGCGCTCCGGAACCTGGTCAACCGTCCGCGCAGCCCGGAAGGCAGGGCGACCCATCACCATCGTCTGGCCCGACGGCGGCGTGACCGAGGAGAACCCCCATGCCTGAACTACCCCTGACCCTGATCAGCCTGGCCCGTCTCGGCCAGCAGATGCGCGTCGCACAGCGCGGCTACGCCAGAACTGGTTCCCCCGCCGCCTACGACTGCGTCACGGCGGCCGAGCGCCGCTTCGACGAGGCGCTGGCAAGCGTGCTGGAGCCGTCGATGTTCGCCCGCCCCACCCCGGTCGAGAGCGCGGAAGGAGAGCAGGACTGATGCGCGTGGTGCTGCTGCAACTGGATGGCAAGTTGCCGAACCTGGCGCTGATGCGTCTGGCGGCGCACCACAAAGCGCAGGGCGATGAGGTGGAATTGCGCCAGGCACGCACGCCAGGAGCGGTCGAGCGCGAACTCGGCGACGACTTCGGGCGCGTCTATGCCTCGCTGATCTTCGAGCGAACCCGGTCGGTGGTGGAGCGGCTGCGACAGGTCTACCCCGGCGCGATCATCGGTGGCACGGGGTGGGACCTGATAACCACCCTGGAGGGGCACGGGGTGGCCGAGGACACCCGGCCCGACTACTCACTGTACCCGGCCTTCCGGCAGAGCATGGGGTTTACCCAGCGCGGCTGTCGGCTGCGGTGTCCCTTTTGCGTGGTGCCGCGCAAGGAAGGAGTCGTGCGGCAGGCCGCGACCATCTGGGACCTGTGGCGCGGCGACGGACACTCCCGGGAACTGCTGCTCCTGGACAACGATTTCTTCGGCCAGCCCGGCTGGCGCGAGCGCGTGCGGGAGTTGCGCGAGGGCAAATTCAAGGTGTCGTTCAACCAGGGCATCAACGCCCGAATGATAACGCCCGAGGCAGCCGAAGCGATCGCCAGCATCGACTACCGTGACGACGGCATGAAGGTACGGCGGATCTACACGGCCTGGGACTCGCGCAGGGACGAGGAGCGGCTGTTCGCCGGGTTGCGCCTGCTGGTGGCCGCGGGCGTGCGGCCCGACAGCATCATGGTCTACATGCTGCTGGGCTACTGGCCCGGTGAGACGGAGGACGACTGGCTGTACCGTCAGGGGCGACTGCGCGAGTTCGGGGCCCGGCCGTACCCGATGCCGTTCGTCCGCAACCACCTCACGGTAGGGTTCCAGCGCTGGGTAGTGGGCGCTTACGACAAGCGCATCTCCTGGCCAGAGTGGAAGGCGGCCCGCTGTGAGCCGCGCAAGCTGAAGCCGCGCGGGCGTGTATCGCTTCCGCTGTTCGCCGAAGAGAAGCAGGACTGATCGCCCTCCCAGGAGACCCCATGAAGACACGCCGCAACGTCTTTACCACTGGCGAGGTCGCCAAAATTTGCCAGTGTGCCCCACGGACCGTGTCCCAGTGGATCGACCGGGGTACGCTCCGGGGCTGGCGCATCCCCGGCAGCAATGACCGCCGCGTGGCCCGGGAGTCCCTGCTCCGCTTCCTGCGCGAGCACGGTTTCCCCGCGCACATCCTCGACGCCGCCAGCCCGCCCATTCTGCTGGTGGGCACCCCCGGCGCCGTGCTGGCTGCTTGCCAGCAGGACGCACCGCACCTGTCATGGCTGTACGCACCCGACCCCTTCGCCGCCGGGTGCCTGTTCGCCGAACATCACCCGGGCGTGGTGGTGATCGACGCCGGCACCCTGGGCCGGCACACCGCCGCTGGTCTGGCCGCGGCCATGCGCTGCACCGAGGTGCAGCTGATCGCCGTGGCCGCCGAGGATGGCCCGCCGCCGGGCGAGTGGGACGCGGTGCTGGCGGCGCCCGCGCAGGCGTCTCGCCTGTTGGTCGTGCTGGAGGGCGCGTGATGAGCATTCCGACCGACCGTACCGACGTCGTGCTGCGTGCTAGCAGGCACGCGCTGGCACGCTGGCGTCAGCGTTTCGCTGGCGCTCACCGTGCCGACCTGATTCGCGCAGCCAACTGCGCCCGGCGGGCCACGCCAACCGAGCGTGATCGTCTCCATCTTCCCGTTGACCGCCGAGCCCGGGTCGATCCGTTCTTGCGCGCCGTGTTCATCCTGGCGCCGTGCCGGGAGCGACCGGGGCAAACCGGCGACTGGATAGTTGTCAGCGTTGTCCCGCTGGAGGGCACGTGATCTACCTCAACGATTCCGACTCCTTTGTTTGCGCCTGGGCAAGGGAGTTGATTGTCGCCGGGCTGGTCCCTCTAGGAGATGTCGATGAGCGGCCCATCCAGGAAGTCAAGGCGGAAGAACTCAAAGGATACCGCCAATGTCACTTTTTCAGCGGAATTCTCGGCTGGCCCCTTGCCCTTGCCCTTGCCGGCTGGGACCCAGCTCGACCTGTTTGGACAGGAAGCTGTCCCTGCCAACCCTTCTCCTCGGCCGGCAAGCGCGAGGAAGAAGACGACCCGCGCCACCTCTGGCCGGTGTTCTTTCGGCTCATCCGCAAGTGCCGGCCTGCAACGGTGTTTGGCGAGCAGACTAGCGGAGCTGGCGGATACCGCTGGCTCGCTGGAGTACAGGCTGACCTGGAGTCGGCGGGTTATCGCGTCGGGGCTGCGGATTTGCCGGCTTGTTGCGCGGGGGCACCCCACATCAGACAGCGATTGTTCTGGGTGGCCGACGCCGGCAGCGCAGGAACCGGGCGGAACGCTGGAGATGTACAACGCGCGACGACAGCGAGCGATTGCTCGCGGTCACCAGATGGGCGCAACGGCTCACGGGCATCTGTCACACGCGGCGCAGTTGGCGGGATGGGCGAGTCCAACGGCGAAGAATGCCCCGTACACCTACGCCGCCGGCGATCACGACAAGGTGTGTCTGCAACTGGAGGGGCAGGCGTTGCTGGCGGGGTGGGCAACGCCGGAAGCGAGCGATGCAACCGGCGGGAGGAACGCGAAGGAAGTGGGCGGCAAGCGGCCCAGCGGGTCGAAGCGGGCGGTGACGAACGGGACGCTCGGGACGCTCGCTTCTGGGATGCCTACGACCTCATCCCCTGCCGGGACGGCAAGCAAAGGCGCGTTGAACCCGGCACATTCCCGCTGGCTCATGGGGTTCCCGCTCGCGTGGGACGCCTGCGCGGGTACGGGAACGCGATAGTTCCCCAGGCGGCTGCCCTGTTCATCCGCGCCTTTCTGGAGGCCGAGTAGATGCTCCGTACCTGCCGCCGCTGTGGCCGCGCCACCGTCCCCCCGCGGCGCACCCACTACTGTCACCGCTGCGAGCCGGATAGGCGCAGCATCCCCCGAGGAGAACTCATCATGCGTGCGACCGGACCACGTTCCCTGCCGCCCACCACCTGCGCGCCCTGGCTGTGCCGCACCGCCGGCTGTCGCAAGGCACTGGGCCGCACCGATTACCTGCTCTGTGCTGACTGCCGGGCGCGGGCGCGGCGGTTGAGCGAGGTTGCTAGCGCCGTCCAGACTCCCGAGGAAAATCGACCATGTCCGGCGACCTGATCGCGCGACTAAACAGCCTGGCCGATCGGCTGGTGCCGGTGGCCGGCTACCTGATGTCCGTGGCCACGTCCAACGGCCGGTGCGCGGCCAAACCCGACGAGCACGACGAGGGCTGCGGCTGTCAGTGCTGCCGCGCCTTCGTCGCTACCCAATCCGCGATCACCGAGTTGAGCAAGATCATCCATGAACTCCACGAGGAGGATCGACCGGCGCATCCGGCTGTACAGCGGGCCAGGGCAGCGGAAGCGTTCAAGGTCTGGGTTCACAACTACCTCGACGCCCAGGGCGTGCCGCACCACCCGCCGGGCACCCACGGCGCGGAGGGCTGCCGTATCGGCGACCGGCTGGACTGGCTGATGGCGCGCCTGCGCAGGGCCGAGGGAGGTGGCAAATGACCCGGCGCTACCACCACTGGTCAACCGCTGAACGAGCGCTGGTGCGACTGCACTACGGCCGGCGGGCCCCTGCGCCGTGGCCGACCAGGCGCATCTCCTGTGCCCTGCGCGAGCCCATACAGGGCAAGCGCCGGGGGCGGGACGAGGGGCCGTCCCTGTTCGATCAGGTGTGAGAGGAGGTGGAACATGACGTTGCACTGGGGGCCACTCTGTGCCGTGCTCCGCGAGTGTTGGGTAGATGCCGGCAGCCTCCGCCTGTCCGCGACGCGCCCGGACTGGACGGACCGCCCCACGATCCACGCCGTCGTCATCGAGAGTGTCACGGTCGAGGAACCTCACCGCCGCCAGGGCCACTTCCGCCGGTTCCTGGCCGAGGTGTGTGCCGGCAACGACTTTGAGTTGGTCGTGGTCGAGGGGGTCCAGAACCCCGCCCTCGCCGAGGCGCTGTCGCGCTGGGGGTGGGAGGTTGATGTCGGGGTCATGGATTTTTACAAGCGAACTGTGCTGGGGGTGGGAGGAATGGGGCTCTTTGAGTTGGGCAAGTTTGTTCTTCACAGTGGCGGATGTTCGTCCTGGCGCATCAACTGCGATGCCCTGAGCGACGAGGACATCGACTGCCTGGCGTTCGCGCTGAGCAAGAAGGTGGGGGTGTTCGCCTCCGTCGAGGGCGTGCCGCGGGGCGGGCTGAGGCTGGCCAGGGCGCTCGAGCAGTTCTGCACTGGCACCATCTGTCACCTGATCGTGGACGACGTCCTTACCACCGGCGGTTCCCTACAGGAGATGCGGGCCAGGTATCCAGGGACACTCGTCAAGGGCGCCGTGATCTTCGCCCGCAGCCCCTGCCCTGACTGGGTGGTGCCGCTGTTCGAGGACCGCGCGTGAAGGAGGTGGGCCGTGTTGCGGACGTGCAAGGGGTGCGGGGTGGAGTTCGACGGCGGGCGCAGTGACAGGGTGTGGTGTACGCCTTCGTGCGGGAAAGCCTGCAACAAGCGTGGCGGTTGTCTGATTAATCGGGTGGAACGAACGTGTAAGGGGTGCGGAGCGGAGATCAAGGAGGGTCGTAGTAACAGGGTGTGGTGTACGAAGACGTGCCAAAGACGCACCTGGAGGGCGCTCAACCCGGAGAAGGATCGCGAATGTCATCGCCGGTATGTTCAAGCTAACATGGAAGAGGTGCGCAGGCGCGCGAACAAGCAAGCGCGAGAGAAGCGCGCCGTCAACTTGGAAGAGATGCGCAAGCAAGCGCGAGAGAAGTACGCAGCCAACCCAGAGAGGGTGCGTGAATACAAGCGCAAGCGGTACGGAGCCAACCCAGAGAAGTATCGTAAGCAGGCGCGCGAAAAACGCCTGGCCAATGTGGAAAAGGTGCGCGAGCAGCATCGCAGGTTATATGCAGCTGATCCGGAGAGGCATCGTGAATATGCTCGCCGGTCGCGCATAGCCAACCTGGAGAAGGTACGCGAGCGGAATCGCGAGGGCATGCGCAGAGCGAATCGCGCCAGCTGGGCCTTCTACCACACCCTCGCCCTCGCCTGGAGTCTGTCCAACCTGTTCCGACAACTGGAGGAGACCGTGACGCACCGCGAAGAACTCGACGACGTGGCCGCTAGGCTGAACGTCCTGCCGACCGACGAGCTGAAGAAGATCCTTGCCCGGGGCATCCAGATTATCCGCGCTGAGCTGTTGAGGGGGGCTGCCGTTCTCTGCATCCTGGAGAGTCGCGGCGAGAAGGTGGAGATGGACGGCACCCTTGCCAGGATGCTTCGCAGCATCGCCCGCGGCAAGCTGCTGGTGGACGTGGTCATCAAGTTCGGGGGCCGCCCCTACACGATGGCAATCCTGGCTGGGCGACCCGTGGCAGAGCAGGAGCAAGCCCTGGGTGAGGATATCAAGGTTGTCGAGGACAGGCTGGCCCGCAGGCGGCCGACACAACTGGGGCCGCTGGAGGTCGTCGCCAGGTGCCGGCGGGCTATCAGCCAGTGCGCCGACCCGATCGCGGCCCGGCAGATGCTGGCTGATTGGCTGGCCAGCCGACCCGAGACCGGCGAGGGCGCCGCGTGATCGCCTGTCGCCCGTGTCACGTTTCCCGAAAGGAGGCTCGTTCGGGTTTAGCGAGCAGCTGGTGCGCGGCCCCGGGGTCACCATCCCCCGGGGCCGTGTTGAGTGTGGCAATGGCACCAGCAGTGGGGTAATCTAGATGGCCAGGGAGGAAACAGTCGATGCCGTCCCGACCACCCAGACACCGACCTCAGAGGGCCAACCTCAGCGACCCGCGCCCCTCGGCAGACGAGCGCGGCTACAATGCTCACTGGCAGCGGTTGCGCCTGGCCTACCTTGCCTGCCACCCCCTGTGCCAGACGCCGGGGTGCAACAACGAGGCCAGGCACGTTGACCATGTGCGGTCCCTGGCACGAGGGGGGACGCACGACGAGGGCAATCTACAGGCGCTGTGTGCGTCGTGTCATAGCCGAAAAACGATCTTGCATGACGGAGGCTGCGGACGGCCACGGAAGCCCTACTAAGGTGGAAAGATGCGAAGGCGGGACCTAGAATGGACGATGCTGCTGGCGTTGTTAGCACCAGCAGCATCTAACCACGCCGAAGCCTGTACTGGAGGCCGCCGCATGGCTCGTGTCCATCCTATCTCTCTTGTTCTGACCTGCAAGCACTGCAACATCTCTTTTGCTCACCAGAAGATCAAGGCTGGCCGCTTGCCAGGCTACTGCAGTGAACGCTGTCGCAAGGCGACAGCTCTTGCTCGTGACCAACAGCTTCATCCTCGTCGTGGAGTGGTTTACACGCAATGTGGCTTTTGTGGCACTGAACTGGTCTGCTGTCGCATCATCAAGCAATTTTGCTCTCGTGCCTGCGCTGCCAAGTGTACGGTTCGTCAGAAGCGCAGAGAGACGCCGGGTCGGCACTGCAAAACCTGTGGGTCGGAGATGACCTGTGTTGTCGGGCGTGGCACGGATCGCCTCTACTGCAAGCCAGAGTGTCGGCCGGCACGCTCGGCCGGGCACGGCTACATTGCCATCTACCGACCTGAGCACCCGCTTGCCAAGAGGACGGGTTGGCAGTATGAGCACCGGATCGTGCTGTACGACAAGATCGGCCCTGGGTGTCACTCGTGCCATTGGTGCGACCTGCTACTCTCCTGGCGAATCAACTACACGCACAAGAGCAACCGTGGTCTGGGCGTGGACCACCTTGACAGGGATCGGACGAACAACCATCCCGACAACCTTGTCCCTTCCTGTCGGCACTGCAACAATGCTCGCCGTGTGCGAGACTACAAGCGTAAGATGTGACAGGGGTTCGGCAGGGCCAGTAAGTATCAACCAAGGAGACCTATCATGCTACTCAGGGTTCACGCGGTACAGTTGGGCAATGCACCGGTCGCCGTGCCGGTCGAGTTGGTGCTGAACACGGACGCCCTGGCCTTCGCCCATCCGGCCGAGCCGGTCAATGGCGAGGACACCGTCCTCTACCACTTCGTCGGTGGCCACACGATCACCGTCCTCGGCGACCTCGACGTGCTCGCCGAACACGTCGAGCACAAGACGCTCGACCATAAGGCAGCGAAGGAGAAGAAGCACGCCAGGCGCGCGAAGGTCGAGGCGGCGGGGGGGTAGGGGGGTCGGATCGTACAGGCGTTTGGCTGTAGACCGCACCGCAAGCCGCGCGCGTTTTTGAAAGGGTTTTCGAGGACCCGATGGGCAAGAAGCGGACCAGCCAGGGGGGTAATCCCATCCGCGACCGGGTGGTGGCCCTGCGTCGCGTCAGGGCGGGGGACCTGCTGGCCAACCCCCGCAACTGGCGCACCCATCCCGAGGCCCAGAAACGGGCCCTGGCAGGCGCCCTGGCCGAGATTGGCTACGCCGGGGCCCTACTGGCCAGGGAGACCGAGGCAGGACTGGAACTGATCGATGGGCACCTGCGCGCTGAGACTACCCCCGACGCCCTGGTGCCCGTTCTGGTGCTGGATGTGGACGAGGTCGAGGCGCTGAAGCTCCTGGCCATCCTGGACCCGCTGGGAGCAATGGCGACCGCTGACGCGGGTAAGCTCCAGGCGCTGTTGGGCGAAGTGAAGGTAGACGACCAGGCGCTACGGGAGATGCTGGCTGACCTGGGGGCTGGGGCGGGCGTGGGACAGGACGTCGAGCCGGGCGGGGGCGGGGACGACTTCGACGCTACGCCCGAGGAAGAGGGGCCGACGCGCACCAGCCTCGGCGAGCTGTGGGAGATTGGCGGCAAGCATCGCCTGCTCGTGGGCGACTGCACAGAGGCGGAGAACGTGGCGCGGCTGATGGGAGGGGAGAAGGCGGCGTTGGTGGTGACCTCCCCGCCCTACAACCAGAGCATCGACAAGTTCCGCCCCTCCGGCATGCACAAGGAGGGTGATTGGGTGGGGAAGGTGGAGCGGCTGGCCTACGCCGACTCCATGCCGGAGGAGGAGTATCAGGCGGTGCAGCGATCGTTTCTTGAGGTGTGGTACGACGTCATGGAGGATGGTTCTTCGCTCTTCTACAACCACAAACACCGCTATCGCAGCAAGCGTGTTCTTTCCCCGATGGAGTGGCTTCCCGGCCAGTTCAACTGGCGGCAAGAGGTCATCTGGAGGCGGCCCGGCAGCGTCACCCAAAACGCCCGTATGTTCATCCCTTCCGACGAGCGCGTCTACTGGCTCTACAAGGGGGATGACTTCTATTTCAACGACACGACGGAGCACAAGACCTGGTCTAGTGTGTGGGATGTGCGACTCGAGGCCAACCTTGAGCATGCCGTGGCCTATCCGCTCGAGTTACCGTCTCGCCCCATTCGGGCATGCAGCAAGGTTGGCGCCCTGGTAGGTGACCCCTTCCTCGGCTCCGGCACCACCCTGATTGCCGCCCACCGTCTCGGCCGCCGCTGCTACGGGTGTGAGATCGAGCCCCGGTATGCCGACGTGGTCCTGAAGCGCGCCGAGGCCGAGGGGCTCACCTGTGCGAGGGCAAACTGATGGGCCGTCGTGGACCCCCGCCGACGCCTACTCCCATCCTCAAGCTCCGCGGAAGCCGACTCCTGGAGCACCGCGAGGGCGAGGTTGCCCCGCCGGTGGTTGCGCCGTCGTGCCCTGCCTTCCTCTCGCGCGAGGCAAGGGCCGAGTGGCGCCGGCAGACGAAGGAACTGCTGGCCCTGGGGGTACTGGCAAGGATGGACCGTGCCATCCTTGCCGCCTACTGCGAGGCATGGGCGGAGTTCGTGACCCTGACCAAACAGGTCGAGGATACCGGCCGACTGATCAAGACGGTGGTGGGAAACATCGTGACGAACCCACTGGTCCGGCAGAAGGACCGCGCCGTTGAGCGCCTGCTGCGCCTGGCTGGCCACTTCGGTTTCACCCCCGCGGCCCGGGCGCGCATCAAGGGCGGCGAGGTGGCCGAGGAAGCCGATCCGTTCGAGACCCTCTTAAATCGGAAGGGTGGTTGACGATGCAGACGCTCGCCGAGGCCCTGGCCATCGCCACGCTCAGGGGCGACCTGGTGGCAGCCTACGCCCTGGCCGATCGCCTGCTGGAGGAGCGAGCCGAGGGCGCCATGCCGGAGGCGCGGGCAGCACAGCTCCGCCAGGAGACGGGCCGTGTCCAGGTGCTGGGAGAGGTGGTCTGGATGTGGCCCGAGTTCCAGGCGTTCATCCACCGTCTGGGAGTGGCCGCCTCGCTCAGCACGATGGCGCTCACGATTCAGCTGACCCTGGGCGAGCCGGTACTGATCACGCAGGAGTACATGCCACGAGCGGAGGGAGGCTAGGTGAACGAGGCTGAACTTGCGCTGGCCGCTCGCAACTGCCTGGATTGGATGGGCAGGGATTACCGCGAGGGCCTGGATATCGAGACGGCCACGGCCAACATTGTTGCGCTGGTGCTGGCCGAGCGCGAGCGCTGCGCAAAGCTGGCAGGGCGAGAAGGCCCCTGCTGTCTCTCTCAGCGCTGCCACGAGGAGATCGCCAGGCGTATCCGGGAGGGCAGCTGAGTGGCCCGTAAGCGTGCCCCTGTGGACCCGGTCACTGCCTTCGCCCGCAACGTGGTAGCGGGCAAGGTGGTGGCCGGGCGCCTTCAGAGGTTGGCCTGCCAGCGCCACCTACAGGACCTCGAGGACGGCCCCGCCCGCGGCCTGCGCTGGGACCCCGCCGCTGCCCAGCACATCATCGACTTCTTCAGTCACCTGCACCTGGCCGAGGGCGAGCACGAGGGTCAACCCTTCCTGCTCCAGCCCTGGCAGCAGTTCGCCGTGGGGTGCGTGTTCGGCTGGAAGGGCGAGGATGGATTCAGGCGATTTCGGACAGCTTATGTAGAGGTAGCGAAGGGAGCGGGTAAAACGCCGATGGCCGCGGGCGTCGGCCTGTACGGCCTGGTGGCGGACGGGGAAGCAGGCAGCGAGGTGTACTCTGCCGCGACCACGCACGACCAGGCAAGCATCCTGTTCCGCGATGCGAAGAACATGGTCAGCGCCAGCCCGGCCCTCAGCAAGCGCCTGGACGTCGGACAGGCCAACATCGCCTACCTTGCCACCCGTTCGTTCTTCCGGCCCGTCAGCAGCGAGCACAAGGGCCTGGACGGCAAGCGCGTGCACATGGCGTTGATCGATGAGGTTCACGAACACCCCACGTCCCTCGTCGTGGACAAGATGCGGGCGGGCACCAAGGGCAGGCGGCAGGCCCTCGTCTGGGAGATCACCAATGCAGGGCACGACCGCGCCAGCGTCTGCTGGCAGCACCACCAGTACAGTGTGGACGTCCTCGAGGGTCGTGTGGCTAACGACTCCTGGTTCGCCTTCGTCTGCGGCCTCGATCCGTGCGCGGCGCATCTTGCCGAGGGCAAACAACAGCCCGTCGATGGTTGCCCGGATTGCGATGACTGGCGGAATGAGGCGTGCTGGCCGAAGGCGAATCCCAACCTCGGCGTGAGCGTCACGCTGAAGTATCTGCGCGAACAGGTTGCCGAAGCACAGGGGATGCCAGCTAAAGAAGGTATCGTCCGTCGCTTAAATTTCTGCTGGTGGACGGAGGGCTTAATTTCCTGGCTTCCCGCCGATCTGTGGGCGCGGGGCGCGGGCAAGATCGACTTCGAGCAGCTCCGTGGCCGGCGCTGCTGCGGCGGGCTGGACGTGGCCAGCAAAACCGACGTGGCCGCCCTGGTCCTGTGCTTCCCCGACTACCCCGACCCGGGGCACCACACGCTGCGTTGCTGGTTCTGGATTCCGCGCGCGGGCGCCCAGGTTCGCGCCCACCGTGACAACGTCCCCTGGCTGGTGTGGGAGCGCGAGGGCTGGGTCACCCTGACCGAGGGCGAGGTGATCGACCTCGACCGCATCGAGCTGGACATCAAGGAGGCCAACCGGGATCACTGGATCGAGGACACCGCGTTCGACCGCTGGGAAGCGTCATCCATCACCACGCACCTGCAACACGACGGCCTGAAGGTGGTGGAGTTCGCGCAGACCCTGGCCAACTTCACGGAGCCGACCAAATCCTTTGAGGCGCTCCTCAAGTCCGGCAAGCTCCACCACGGGGACAATCCCGTCCTGGGCTGGATGGCAGCCAACGTTCAACTGCTCAGCAACGCCGGCGGGCAGGTGCGGCCAGCAAAGCCCGAACCGTGGAGCCCACGGAAGGTGGACGGGATTGTTGCGGCTGTGATGGCACATGCCCGCGTCCTGGTGCGCGAAGCCGAGTCCCCCTACGAGAGTGGCGGGGTGTTCGTGGTGGGCGAGGATGCGCCCTCTGTCCGAACCCCCGCTGCCCTGCCGGACCGGCCCGCCTACGACCTGTGGCACGACGACCCTGATGAGGATGACTGATGACGCGCGACGAGGTCATGGCGCTGGAAGCTGGCCCGGAACTGGACGCCCTCGTTGCCGAGAAGGTGATGGGGTGGCACCGTGCTGCCTGTTCCAACTGGACGGAACGGAGATCGGGACAGCCCTGGCTGGACGTTGACAGTTTGAGCGCCGCCAATCCCTTCTGGTCACCCTCCACTGACATCGCCGCAGCCTGGGAGGTGGTGGAGAAGGTGCGCGGGTGGAAGCCGAAGGTCCGCGGCAACACCTGCGCTTGCTTCGCCATCGACGCGCCGGCTGTGACCGGTGGTTTGGAAAAGCCAGCGGTGTGGGCTGCCGGCTGGCACGACTACGCCGGGTGGGAGCGTGCCGGTTCGCTGGAAGCCACCGCTGACACCGCCCCCCTGGCAATTTGCCGTGTATCCTTGCTGGCTCTGGAGTCTCGCTGATGACCACGAAGCGCAAGGGCCGGTCGCCCCCGCCCTCGAAAAACGGCCAGCCTCCCGCTGCCCTGGGTGCTGGCACTGGTCCGCCCGATCCGGGTTCCCGCGGCCCCATGTCCCTGCCCCAGCGCAGCGCGGGCGTGCGCGTCAACGAGGACACGGCGCTTACCCTGGCAAGCGTCTTCGCCTGCGTGCGCGTCATCGCCGAGGACGGCGGCAAGCTGCCCTGGAACGTCTACCGCCGGCGCGCCGGTGGCGGCCGCGATCGCCTCGACGATGCTCCCGCTGATTGGTTGCTCGATGTCCAGGCCAACCCCGAGACACCCGCTTATCACTGGCGCGAAACCATCCTGGCCCATGCCCTCACCTGGGGTAACGGTTACAGCGAAATCGAGCGCGACTACGTCGGCCGCCCCGTCTGGCTGTGGCAGCTCACCCCTGACCGCGTCATGCCCGACCGAACTGCCTCGGGCCGACTGGTCTACGACGTCCACAATCCCCGCAGTCCCAACACCGTCCTGGATGCCGAGGACGTCTTCCACTTGAGGGGGCTGGGCTTCGATGGGCTGGTCGGCTACCCCGTGGTGCGCCTGTTCGCTCGCGCCATCGGTGTTGGCATTGCCCTGGAGGAACAGGCTGCCAGCTTCAGCGCCAACGACAGCACGCCCGGCGGCATCCTCGAAAGCCCGCAGCGCCTGAACGAGGAGGCCAGGCGGAACCTGCGCGAATCCTTTGAGCGCGTCCACGGCGGCCCTGGAAGGAAGCGGAGACTGGCGGTGCTGGAGGGCGGCATCACCTGGCACCAGACCGGCCTGCCCCCCGAGGACGCGCAGTTCCTTCAGCAGCGCCAGTTCACCCCGACCGAGATGGCCAGAGTCTTTCGCGTTCCGCCGCACAAGATCGGCGACCTCACCCGCTCGACCTACTCCAACATCGAGCAGCAGTCCATCGAGTACGTCACCGACACCCTGCTCCCCTGGGTGGTGCGGATGGAGCAGGAAGCGAACATCAAGATGTTCGGCCGCAACAGCAGGGGTAACGTCTTCACGAAGATGGATCTCAAGGCGCTGTTGCGTGGTGACACAACGGCGCAGACCAACCATATCCACCAGATGCTCGGTGACGGCGTCTTTGACGTCAACGAGGCGCGCGAGTACCTCGACCTCAACCCGATTGGTAAGGATGGCGACAAGAGGTTTGTGCCCGTGAACATGCAGTTGCTGGAGAAAGCGGGCGAGGAACCGCCCGCCCCGCCAAAGCTCCCGCCGGCTCCGCCCAACCAGGGTACGCCTGCACCCCCTGAAGAAGACAAGCCACCGCCCGAACCACCAGCCGAACCCGCCGCAACGTCCTTCTCCGTGCATGACGTGCTACTGCCCGTGTGGGAGGACGCGCACGCCCGTATCCTGCGCCGCGAACAGCAGCGCAGCGAGGATGCGCAGAAGCGCACCGGCGATCCAGCGAGCTGGCTGGAAAAGCATGCGACTGAGCATGAAGCCTGGGTTAAGGAGACGCTGGCCGCGTGCGTGCGTGCGACCCAGCTGGCGCGGCAGGGCCAGGACGCCGGCTGGGAGGTGATCGCCAGCGTCCTGGCCGCCCGACACATGGGCAACCTGCGCGAGCGGCTGAAGGAGACGCAGTCCGATGCCCCCTGACCTCACTTCCTGGCCCGCGCTGGCGCTGACTCTCGCTGCCGTGCAACTTGATTGTGCCCTGGCCTTCAACCCTGACCAGGAGCGCGACGAGAAGGGACGCTTTGGTTCCGGCGGGGGCGACGGCAAGTCCGAAACACCCGCACCCGCACCCGATCGCTTCGCGCCAAACCCGAAGATAGCCGATGGTGCGCGGCCAGAACTGGATGCCGCTGAGAAGCAGTCCGTCAAGGCTTACACGGGCGGCGGCTACCAGACACTCAACGAGGCCCTCCGCGCTGGGCGACCTCTTGATCCCGATCAGCAGAAGATGCACGACGGCATTCAGTCGGCAATGGCCAGGAGCAAGGAGTTAGCCGAGCCGGTTCAGGTGACACGCGGGCTGACCCTTTATGGCGCGGAGAAAGACCAGTTCATCGCGAGCATGAAGGACGCCGCCGCTTCAGGCGAGCCGGTCATCCACAAGGGGTTCGCCTCCACGACGACCCTTCCCTCGGGCTACTTCGGCGGCAATGTCCATCTGAACATCGCAGCGACGCGCGGCCTGGATGTCAAGCCTCACTCCCTGACGCCCGTTGAACAGGAGATGCTCCTCCCCAATCAAATGCCCCTGCGCATCAAGGAGGTTACCCAGAAGGGCGATCAGTGGCACATCAAGGCCGAGCAGCTCCAGCAAGAGATCAAACCTCCCGCGCCGAAGAAGGAACCCGAGAAACCGCCCGCGCCGAAGAAGGAACCCGAGAAACCGCCCGCGCCGAAGAAGGAACCCGAGAAACCGCCGGACAAAAAGCCCTGGTGGAAAGTCTTCTCGGCTGTCCAGCCGCCCGAGGGTGATCCGCGGAAGTTCGTTGACGCCGATGCGTCTGCGTACCAGTTCCCGGGTTCTGAGGCAAAGTCTGTTGGCCTCACATCCTGGCCCGCGCTGGCTTCAGCCCTTGCCGCGGAGCAGCTCGATTGCGTCCTGGCCGTGCTGGCCTTCAACGAGGATCAGCCGCGCGACGAACACGGGCGCTTCGGTGAGGGCGGCGGGGGCGGAACCGACCCGGCAGCTCAGGCGAAGCAGGACCAGGAAAGTCGAGAAGACCAGGCAGCGGAGGATCGCCGCGCCGACGAGGATGCCCAGCTGGAGGAGCGCCAGCAGGCCGAGGCCGAGGCCGTCGAGGAGAAGCGCACCGCGGAGGATGAGAAGATCGACACCGCGCGCGAGAAGGAGGATGAGAAGATCGACAGCGCGGAGTCAAAGGAGAACGCAGCGCTGGAGAAGGAGAAGGAGAAGGCGGACAGAGAGGATGCGAAATACGACCGCAACGAGGAGAAGGAACAGGGAGCAATTGACCGATCCAGGGCGAGACTGGACCGCGAAGAAGAGCGCGTCATGGGCGAGCGCGAGAAGGAGAGCGCGGCCATCGACAGGCAGCGCGAGAAGGAGGATGGCGACACGACCGACCGACGCGACGCCGAATCGACCGCCATCGAGGAGGCCCACGAGCGCGAGGAGATTACCGATCAGCAGCGCGCCGACCAGCACGCCGCCAACGATGCGAAGTGGGAGGCCGAGGACAGGGTAACTCAGGAGGCCCGCGACAGGGAGGACAGTGACCGTCAGGACCGACTCGGTAAGGAGGACGATGCTTTCGATAAGCGTCTTACCGAGGTCGAGGGACAGCAGGACGCGCTTGACGATCGCCGGGGTGAGGAGGATGTCCGGCGCGAGGAGCGAGATGGCGCCTTTGCCGACCGGGAGAACGATATAGCCGAGCGCTACTCCGCGAAGCGCGAAACACTGGAAGAGGAGCGCGGCAAGGAGGACGACGCAAGGCAGGACAGGCGCGACAGGGAGGACGCCGCCCGCGCGGACAGGCACGAGGCCGAGAGGACGCGCCTGCAAGAACGGCGCGACCAGGAGGACAGGCAGCGCGGCGAGCGCCGCCAGAAAGGCTGACATGCCCCGACCACCAACCCACATCGCCAATGCCCGCATCGCCTACACGCCGGAAGAGCTGGTCTTCTTGAAGGCCATCGACGACTACCGGCGCTCGCGCGGCCGGCCCTTCCCTACCTGGCGCGAGGTGCTGGCCGTCGTCCACTCCCTGGGTTACCGTCGAGTCGCTGACCCGGTTGATCTGCCCCACGCACCCGTGAAGGAGAGTTGATGTTCAGCGTTCTGGTCCCGTGCTACCGGCCCGACCTCGACCAGCTGTGGCGCTGCCTTGGCAGCATCGTTTCGCAACTGCCGCTGGGCAGCGAGGTGATCCTCCTTCACGACGCACACCCACACGGGAGCGGCGCCCCTTCCCTCCTGGGCCGCGACTTCCCCACCGTCAACTACGTCACCTGGGAAGAAGACCTCGGCGGCTGCCGCACGGTCAACCGCGGCATCGAGCTGGCCAGCGAGGAGTACATCCATGTCTGTCACCCCGACGACTGGGTCCTGCCCGGGTTCTACGAGCACGTCGCCGTGACCACCCGCCTCCGCCCGCGCCTGGCACTCTACGCCACCCAGGCCGTCTGGTGCGACGGCGCGGGCGTGCCCACGCACACCCCCCGGCCGCTCTGGCTGAAGGACCGGCACACCTTCCAGCCACTGCACCTGGGCAACCCCCTCTGTGTTGCCGGCTGCGTGGTGCGCCGCTCGTTCGTCCAGGAATTCGGCGGCTGGCGCCCCGAGTTGATCCACACCGCGGACTGGGAGATGTGGGCGCGGGCTGCAACGCTGGGCGGTGCCTGCGCCATCGACTGGCCGCTGTGCTGCCACACCGAGGGTGAGGGCAACCACACCTCGCGGCTGATGCGCGCCGCGGACAATTTGCGCGATTACCTCAGGCTGGCGGACGTGGTCAAGGGCTACATGCCCGTGGACCTGCCGGCGTTCCGCCGCTACGTTGCTGCGCGGGCGCGGGCGCAGGAGGCGTACTATCGTAGCCTCGTCAAGCGCGACGAGGGCTACCAGCGCGCCAGCGGACCGGGCGCGCTGGTGTGGGAAGAAGCGGCCGAGGCGAACGCCCGACTGGCCGAGGAGCTGGAGGCAACCGCGTGAACGACCACCCCTGGCACCTGCGCCACAACTTCGACCGCGTCGTCAAGGAGTCAGTCGTAGATCGGAACGAATACGCGCTCCCCAACGACATGCAGGACTGGTGCGTCCTGGACGTCGGCGGACACATCGGTTGCTTTGCACGGGCGTGCGCAGAACGGGGCGCAATCGTCGTCAGTTACGAGCCGAACCGCGCCAACTGTGCGCAGTTCCGCGCCAACACGGCGCATCTTGAAAACGTCCATCTGATCGAGGCCGCGGTGGTCGATAGCTGGAAAGCGCCGATGCCCCTGGGCATCTCGTTGGACCCCGCCGGTCACAGCCTCTTCCGCGCGCGGCCGGGTGACCCGTACGTTGACGTGGTCGCCTTTGCAGCCGCCGTCTGGGGTGTTGCAATGGCGGGCGACAAGGGTATCGTGGACCTCGTCAAGATCGACGCCGAGGGCGCCGAGTATCCCATCCTGGAGAACTGCCCGCTGGACGGCGTCCGCCGGCTGACCGTCGAGTTCCACGACAACTACGTTCCCCGCGCGCGCGGGCGCGCGCAGGCGTGTCGCGAGCGCCTGGCCATGCTGGGCTTCCGCGAGCTGGCGTGGGAGATTACGCACCCGGAGTGTGGATGGTATAGACTCTACCGGGGGGAGCGCTGATGACCGCGATCCTGACCGAGGCCGATGCCTTCCTGGCGGACATCATCGCCAACCCGGCCGACGACTTCCCACGGCTGGTGTACGCCGACTGGCTGGAGGAACAGGGCGAGGCCCAGCGGGCGGAGTTCATCCGGGTGCAGTGCCGACTGCATCAGCTGCAACACTCGCGCGGTTACATCGGATTTCTGGGCGCTGAGGTGGAGAGACTCCTGGGGCGCGAGGCCGACCTCCTCGGCGAACAACTCGGCTGGATTGGCGTCTACCCCGATGGCTGGTCGTCGTGGAAATTGACCTGGCGTCGCGGTTTCGTTGCCGAGGTGACGTTGCCCACAACCGCGTGGCTGGAGCATGGGTCGCGACTGGTGCAGGCGCAGCCGCTGGAACAGGTCGAACTGAGCGACCGGGAGCCGTCGCAGCACGGGCCGAGGCTGATACAGGGACCCCCGTTGGAGTACTGGCGCTGGTTCACTGGCAGCCGGGCGCATGGCCCCGACAGCAACGACCTCGATGAACTGCCCGGTAAGCTGTGGAAGGTATACGCCCAGCTGACTCCGGTCTGGGAGCACGAGGGCAAGGCACTGGCCCTTGACGCCCTATCCGCCGCCTGCCTCGCCTGGGCCCGTCTGACTGAACCAAGGAACTGACCATGCCGAAGCCAACACCCGACGAGAAGCGCGAGGACTACATGGCCCGGTGCGCCGCTGCCGGCCACACCGACAAGGAGTGCCAGGTCTTCTGGGAAGAAGTCCATCCGCCCGATGCTGCTCGGGCAGACCCTGCGCAGATGCGCCGCCCAATGTCCGCGCAGCCCGCCTGGCTGCGCGCGGGTCTGGCAAAGGCCAGGCCCGCGAGCGTGGACCGCGATAAGGGCATCATCCGTGGATATACGGTAGCGCAGTTGGGGCCTTTCAAAAGTGGCCGGGGTGAGTTCGATCCCGACAGCCTGAAGCAGATCGCCGCCAAGATGAACGCCGCGCCGCAGGGCGTGAAGTCTCGCTTTACCCATCCCTCACTCTCGGGTGATGGGCTGGGCAAACATCTCGGTCGCGCGCGTGACGCGCGCGTCGAGGGCGACAAGGTCCGGGCCGATCTGCACCTCTCGCCCACCTCGCGTAACACACCCAGCGGGGACCTGGGTGGCTACGTTATGGACCTGGCCGAGCAGGACCCGGGGGCGTTCGGTTCCTCGCTCGTGCTCAAGCCGCGCGAGGAACATCGCCTGACCAGCAAGGGCGCGGCCCTGCTCGGCCCCGACGGCAAGCCGCTGCCGCCCCTGTGGTATCCCGAGGAGATCCACGCTTCCGACGTGGTCGATGATGGCGACGCCGTCCACGACGGGTTCCTGTCCGTGCCCGGCGAGCTGCGCGTTCTTCTGCTTCAGGGCTCCCTGCCTGACGACTTCGTGCGCACCGGCTCGGCCCTGCTGGACAGCGTGTTTGCTGGCCAGTCTCGTGAGGTGGTTGAGGCGCGCGTGCGTGCGTGGCTGGACCGCTACCTGTCCCTGCGCTATGGCCCGACTGCACCCACGCCGCGCCTCGATGAGCGCCGGCGCCGGCTGGCCGAACTGGATGCGCTGGCGACGATGATCGAGGTGGTCGATCCAGCCCGGACGGGGCGCAGTTCCAGGGGGAAGTGACCATGACGCCGCCATCCGTGCCCGCTCTCCCTTGACGTAAATCCCCGGCGCGTTACCATTTCCTTCAGGCGCGGCCAGCCGCACCTCATCCAGTCGCACTTCGGCAAGCCGGGGCGCGGTCTGTTGCTTCCAACCAAGCAACCGGCCGCGCCTCCTCTTTGCGCGGCATCCATAGCGAGCCGCGCAAATGAACCTGGAAGAACTACGGGAGCGCGCTGTCCGCCTCAACAGCGACGCCCACGATATCCGGGCGCGCTCCGAAGCGGAGAAGCGCGACCTGACGACCGAGGAGGCGGTGCAGCTCGACCAGTTGCTCGACGCCGCCGACCGTTGTGCCGAGGACATCAAGCGCCTGGAGCGCCTCGGCGGGCAAACCGCCCGTCTCTCCACCGGCCAGGGCCGGAAGACCGAACCCGACCCGCCGGCGCGGATGGACGGCGACGGCACGGGCAACGTCCAGCTCAACCGCCCGCAGGGGCGGCAGAAACCCGACGACAATCCCCGCCTTCCCGCCGAGTACATCGGCCCCAAGAACGGCGGGTTCCGCTCGCTAGGCGACATGGCCTATCACGTCCGCCGGGCGTGCGTCGAGGGCGGCTTCACCGATCCGCGACTGGAGCGCCTGGCCAGCGCCACGACCTACGCCCAGGAGGGCGTCGGTGCTGACGGTGGGTTCGCCGTCCCGATCGATTTTCGCACCGAGATCATGACCACGATCATGGCCGAGGACTCCCTCCTCAGCCGCTGCGATCAGGTCACCTGCTCGGGCAACACCTTTACCTGCCCCGCTGACGAGACGACCCCCTGGCAGTCCACGGGTGGCATCCAGGCAACGTGGGACGGCGAGGCCGCCGCCGCTACCCAATCGAAGCCAGCCCTCCAGGACCGCACGATCAAGCTCAACAAGCTCCGGGCCCTGGTGCCGGTGACCGAGGAAATGCTGGAGGATGCCGCGTCACTGGACAGCTACCTGCGCAGAAAGGCCCCACAGAAGATCGCATTCAAGATCAACCTGGCGCTCATCAGCGGCACGGGCGCCGGGATGCCGCTGGGGATCCTCAACTCTCCTGGCCTGGTCACCGTGGCCAAGGAGACGAGCCAGACAGCCGCGACCTTGATCGCGGCAAACGTCTTCAAGATGTACAACCGCATGTACGGCCCTTCCCGGCAAAATGCCATCTGGTTGTACAACCAGGAGATCGAGCCCCAGCTATTCAAGCTGGCCATGCCCGGCACGGACAACGTCGGCAACGCGGTGACCACCTGGGGTAGTTTCGTGTGGCTGCCCGCCAACGGTGTTTCCGGCTCTCCCTACTCCACCCTGTTCGGCCGGCCGTGCATTCCTACCCAGGCGTGCGCGGCGCTCGGCACGGTCGGCGACATCCTGTTCGTCGATTGGTCGCAGTACCTCGCGCTCCTCAAGTCCGGTCCGAACCCGCGCGTTGATGTGTCGATGCACCTCTGGTTCGACCAGGATCTCACCGCCTACAAGTTCAGCCTCCGCATGGGCGGGATGCCCTGGTGGAGTACGACCGCCGCGCCTCTGTCCGGCAGTAACACCTACAGCCCATATGTCGCTTTGGCGACCCGCTAAGGAGTTTTTCCACCATGATGAGCCCCAACATGAGCCTGTTGGAAGGAACCAAGGTGGTCTCCCTCCTCGGGCCAATCGTCCCCTCCACCTCGACGTGCGATTTCGTGTCCCTCAAGGGCTACGACACCTGCACGATTCTGATCAACGTCGCCAACCTCGCCGCCGGTGCCACCGGCAGCGCGGTTACCCTGACGCAGGCCCAGGACGTGGCCAACACCGCCGGCAAGGCGCTGGCTTTCAGCACCGCCTACCGCTCACTCAACACCGGCCCGGCCGGCACCACGGACACCTGGTCGAGCTTCACGGTGTCGTCCAACACCTTCACGACCAACACCGACGCCAGCAATAACCACATGTATGCCATCGAGATCCGCGCGACGGACCTCGACATCAACAACAACTTCGACTGCGTTCGGCTGAACCTGGCCAACGCGACCAACTCGACGTGCTCGCCCATCGCCATCCTCTGGCCGGCGAAGTACGGCAAGCTGAGTTCGATTCCGGCCATCACAGATTGAAAGGAGTCCAGATGGAGAAGAACGGGCAACAGCCCGTGGTCGCGCTGGCCATGCCCCGGCGCGGCCAGAAGATCAGCAGTGGGGCGGCCGAGGGGTTCTACCTCTGGCCGTCCTCGGCTGCCATCACGGTCATCCGCATGTACCGTGCGCAGAGCTTGCTGGATCACTGTTTCAACTCGCTGTGGTGCAACGCCCTGAATCTGCGCGCCCAGGGCGTGACCCACTTCGCGATGATCCACGACGACGTGTGCCCGCAGGCCCAGTGGCTGGACGTCCTGCTCGCCGAGCTGGCGGCAACGCAGGCCGATGTGATCAGCGCCGTCATCCCCATCAAGACCGAGCATGGCGTCACCTCGACGGCGGTCGAGACGGACGATGTATGGTTCCCACGTCGGCTGACGGTAACGGAGACGGACGCCTTGCCGGAGACGTTTACCGACGAGGACGTGGGGGGTGAGCTGTTGCTGAACACCGGCCTGTGGCTGTGCGACCTGCGCCGGTCGTGGACAGACAATCCCTGGCCGCTGCACTTCCAGACGTTAACCCGGATCATCACCGACCGGGAGGGCAACTACCAGGCCCAGGTTCGCTCCGAGGACTGGGAGTTCAGCCGTCGTGCCCGCGGGCGCGGGGCGCGCCTGGCCGCGACGCGCAAGGTGGCGGTGGCCCATGATGGCGAGATGCAATTCCGCAACCGCGGCAGCTGGGGCGAGTGGGCTACCGACGAGGCGCACAAGGCGCGGCTGGCGGAGCACGCGCAGGGCCTGCCCGAGCATGCGCAGGGCCTGCCCGAGCAGCAACCGAGGGGGGCCCATGCGTGTATGGTCTGACGCTCGTAACGGGACCCATCGCCGAGCCAGTCACCCTGGCCGAGGTGAAGCTGTGGGCGCGTATCGACGTCGCGGCCGACGACGACCTTATCACGGCGCTCATCACGGCCGCGCGGCGCCTGCTGGAGCAGCAGTACGGCCGGGCGCTGCTGACCCAGACCTGGACCCTATCGCTGGACGAATTCCCCGGGGGCAGCGGCTGGTACTGGAGCTGGCTGGATGGCCGCCCCTCGCGCTACCAGGGGACGGACTACTCGCGGCCGGTGATCTACCTGCCGCGACCGCCGTGCGTCTCGGTGACCAGTGTGGAGTACATCGACGGGGGCGGCACCCTGCAAACCCTGTCCAGCACCCTGTACCAGGTGGACACGACGCAGGAACCAGCCCGGATCGCACCCGCCTACGGCTGCGTCTGGCCGGTGACGCGCTGCCCGCAAACGCAGGCCGTCCGCGTGACCTACATAGCCGGTTACGGCGACGCGCCGGGCGACGTACCGGAGACCATCAAGACAGCCCTGAAACTCACGGTGGCGTCCTGGTACGCCCAGCGCGAGGACTTCTCGCTCGTCCGGCTGACCGAGCTACCGATGGGCGCGGCTGCCCTGCTGGCGAGTGAGTGGCATGGGGGGTATGCGTGAATGGCACTCAATGACTTCCTCAAGTTGTCTCGTGACAACGCCGTTGCGACCGAGGCAAGCGAGCTGCTTGCCTACAAAAACGCCCTGCGCAGCGCCTACGAACTGGGGGTACGCATCCGCGCCAAGATGCGGCACAACTTCGACGACTCCGGCGGCGCGGGGACGATCAACTGGGCGGCCCTGCAAACGCTGTGGGGCATACCAGCGGGAGGCACCAACGTCGGCGCGACTGCCACCGGCGCTGTGGTGTTCACGATGATCGACGGCAGCGTCGGTGCGATGGAAGGCACATTCCAGACTGCTGCTGCAAAGGATCTGACCGAACGGGTGGGCTGAGGGGGTGGCGCATGGCGTTTGCCTACGTTGCCAGCATCCTGGATGTTACCGAGGACGGCACCACCTCGATTACGACCGGCACCATCGACACGACGGGTGCCGATTTCATTCTCGTCGTGGTTCAGTACCGCGAGCTGTTCGGCGGGACGTTGAACACCCCGAGCGACAGCAAGTCCAACACCTGGAACAACATAGCGACCTATGTTAGCGGCAACGCCAAGTTCCAGGCGTTCTACACCATCCCCACCAGCACGGGCGCCAGCCACACCTTCACCGGGACACACACGGTCTACGGCAGCCCGATGGCGATCGCGGTTGTTGCCGTGTCGGGCGTCAATCAGAGCACGCCAATCAGCGACAAGTCCGGGCTGGTCAGTGCGGCCTACCCCAACGACACTCACCAGGCCGGCAGCGTCACCCCGGCCGGCACCGACCTTTTCATCGGTGTGACTCACGCCGACCCGGCCAGCGGGGTGGACTGTACAGGCATCGCGATCGACTCCAGTTTCACCGAGCGGGCCGAGATCCTGCAAACGGGAGGCGCTCACCTCGCCAGCCAGGCGAGCACCAAGGAAAGCAGCGGTGCGGAGAACCCCACCTGGACCTACTCCCCGGCAGGGTTCTGGCCTAACGGCTACTCCTTCCTGATGGCGCTGGCGGCGCCAGCTGTGGCTGCAACCTACCTGGGCGAAGACCTGGCCCACACACCGCAACACCAGTCACTCATGGCCATGTGAGGGGGCGATGCACGAGTTACAGGCCAACGGGGTTGCTATCGTCCGCACGCCAACCGGCGTCGGCGTGAGCGCCGCGCCCGTGCATGCAGGGCCGCTTCTGATCGAGGTCGATTACGAGGGCCGGCGGCTGAAGGAAGACTGGCTCGACCCGCGTGGTGCACCCTGGCGCGACTACTACCACGGCATCGACATGATGCGCGTGGTGGTGCGGGTCAAGGGAGAGGGCCGCGTCCTGGCCGAGCTGTCCTTGCCCGGCGAGGAGTACCCCCTGCCCTACATGGTGCTTCAGGGCGAGCAGCGGCACATCACCGAGACCTACGTTTCCATCCCGCCAGCTCTGACTATCACCGACCCGCAAGGTGCCGTGTGGACGCTGGGTTGGCAGAGGGCGCCGCGTGAGCAGTCTCCCGAAGGCGAGTTCGCTTTCAACGTCCTGCGCAACGGCCGCGACACGCACGAGTTCGCCAGCCGGGTCGAACGGCGCAACGGCAAGATCCGCATCTTCACCCACTGTGGATGGAAGGTGTGGGGGCGGGGCGGGCACGAGTTCCTTTGACAGAGAATTGAGAGGTGACAGGTGGCACGCGAGTACACGGTGGGTTTCCTGAACAGCGCCGTTACGAGCGCGGTGGACCTGGCCGAGGTGTTCGTCAACCCCTCGGCCACGGCAGCCAACGCCTGCGCGCTGGAGTTCCTGCGCGCCTGGGCGAGCCAGGCTGCCAACGCGACCAGCGCCCAGCAGTCCGTGGCGCTGCGCACGCAGGTGACAGCGTTCCCAACCCTGGTGTCAGCCACGCCGCGCAAGCTCAAGTTCCTGGACCCGGCGAGCCTCATCACCGGCAACACAACCGGTGCCGCGGGAACATGCGGCGTGACGGCCTCGGTCGCGGGTGCGGGTGCGAAGGCCGAGGTGATCGATGACAATTTCAACGTCCTCAACGGCTGGCTGTGGGTGCCGACGCCGCGCGAAACGATCATCATGAATGCGATGGCGGCATCGGGCTTCGGGATGTACTTCCCTGCGGTGCCTGGTCAGGTGTCCAACTGGAGCGGGGGACTCACGTATTCGGAGCTGGGGTAACCTGAATGGCCGGCAACGTCTACAGGTTCGACCCGCCGCCCGTACAGCGGGCGCCCTACGCGCCCATCCCGGCGCAGGGCAACCAGCCGCCGCGCTGCACCTGCGCGGCGATGATGGCGTGCGTCCTGGCGAGCTGGCCAACAGGCCTGGAGCACCAGCCGAAGCAGCGCCCGCTTACCGTCGCCCCGCTTACCCTGACCTACGGCAGTCAGCCGCCGAAGGTGCCGCTACCCGGCGGCAATGCTCAGCTCCTCGTGCTGGCACGCGCGTGGGACCCGCCTGCGCCCGCGCCGACGCAACGGCCGCTCACGGTCGCGCCTCTGACGCTGGCTTACGGGTCACAACCACCGTCCCCTGTCGAAGACCTGACCGATCTCTACACGGTCCTGCAAACGTGGCCACCCGCCTGGTATCCGGCTCAGCGCGCCCCGCCCGTCGCCGGGTTCGTCGGGGCGGTAGTCGTCCCCGACCAGCCGACGCCCTCGGCAACGACGCTCACCTGTATCCTTCGCCCGGCCTGGGAACCCCCGGTCCCTGCGCAACCGGTGCGCGTACTGGTTGCCCCGCTGACGCTGACCTACGGCAACCAGCCCCCGCCGCGTGTCAGTCCGGTTACCGCCGGTCTCATCATCGACTCGTGGCGGCCGGACGCGCCCCTGCCTGCGCGGCCGACGCCGCTACCGCAAGCGCCCGCCGTCGTCCCCGTCACGCCGCCCAGTACGGCAGCGCTGGCGGTCCTGCTGCGGAGTGCGTGGGACCCGCCCGCGCCACCGCCCGTCCAGCGCCCGCTGACCAGCGCTCCGCTTGCCCTTGTCTACGGCAACCAGCCACCACCCCGCGCCAGTTCGGCTACCGCCGCTCTCATCATCGAGTCGTGGCGACAGGGCCAACCCCTGCCTGTGCGGCCGGTGCCGTTTTTGCAGTCGGCCGCCGCCGCCGGCACCATCATCCCGCTCATCGTCCACCACCGCAAGCAACAGGGGATCAGCTGATGCCCCTGTATCTTCGGCAATCGACGGCCAGCCAGGAGATCCCCCTGGGCCACTTCGTTGACTCCACCGACGGGGTAACCGCCGAGACCGCCCTGACCATCGCCAATACGGACATCAAACTATGGCTCACTGGGGCAACGGTCCTGGCGAACAAGAACAGCGGCGGGGCAACGCACATCTCCGGCGGCATCTACTACTGCGTGCTGGACGCCACCGACACGGCGACCATCGGCCCGCTGGTGGTCTTCGTGGCTGTCTCGGGCGCGTTGGCGGTGCGGGTGGAATGCGTGGTGCTCGACGAGGCGGTGTACGATGCGCTCTTCGGCACGACGGCGCTAGCGACAACAACGAACATCACCGCAGGCACGATCACCACGGTCGCCGGCAGCGTGGGCGGCAACGTGGTCGGCTCGGTTGGTTCGGTGGTCGGTGCGGTCGGTTCGGTGACTGGCGCTGTGGCCAGCGTGACCGGCACCGTTGGCGGGATCGCCGGCACGACACAGACCCTGGATGCGCTTCAGACCGCGCTGAACAGCACCCATGGTGCGGGCTCGTGGGCAACCGCCGTGGGATTCTCGACCTTGACCACAGCCGACGTGCGTATCGCGATCGGCCTCGCGAGCGCCAATCTCGACACCCAGCTAGCAGCGATCCTTGCCGCGATCAGCTCGACGGGGGCTGTCCTGACCGCCGCTGAACGCAACGCCATTGCCGATGCTCTGATCACGCGCAACATTGCCGGCGGCTCCAGCACGGGCCGCACTGTCCGGCAGGTTCTGGCCGCAAACCGTAACAAGGTGGCCTTCGACGTACCTGTTGCTGGCCAGTTCACCGTCTTCGCCGAGGACGATACGACGCCGGTCTACACCGGCACCTACACCACCGACAGCGGGGCGTTTCCTGTGACCGTGATCGACCCAGCCTGAAGGACCCGTCATGTTCTCGTGGATGATTCGCCGACTACTCCGGGCTTTTGGTTCCGCGGGCGTGCTGCCGTCGCACATCGTCCACGGCCTGGGGTCTTATCGGGTCAGCCACCAGGCCGATGGCAGCTACACCGCCAGCCAGACGGGAAAGGGGGCGCTGTGAATGGCCGTCTACAACGCCTTCACCCTGTACCGTGGCGAGGACGTGACCCTGTCCTTCGACATCGTCGGCAGCCCGGACATGAGCCTGTGGACAATCCGCTTCTGCCTCCTGACGTTGCAGGGCGACGACCCGACCAGCGCGCTGCTGACGAAGACGGTCGGCTCGGGTGTCACCGTCTCCGGCGGCACGGTGACGGTGCTCCTGTCGAGTACCAACCTCAGCATCACTGCCGCCATCTACTACTACACGTTGGCCCGCACCGACTCGCATGGGGTGCTGGCTTACGGACCGATCGACCTTCGACCGCCGAGGGCCGCATGATTCAGGCGGGCAAGCTCCGGCAACGTGTGACCATCCAGTCCCCGGCCACCGGCCAGGACGACATGGGCGCGCCCACCCTGGAGCCCTGGGTCCTCGTGGCCGAGGTGTGGGCGGGGATCGAGCCGCTATCGGGCAGCGAACTGGAGCAGGCCCGTCGCGTCGTGGCGGACGTCACGCACCGGGTCACCCTGCGCTACCGCGACGGACTCAACGCCAACAGCGTTGTGTTCCGCTGGCGCCTGCTGCTGGGAACGCGCGTGTTCCAGATCGAAAGCGTGATCAACCCGGGCGAGAACCTGGAAAGCCTGGACCTGCTGTGTCGGGAGGTGGTGTGATGCCCTTCGCCGTGAGTGGCAAGATCGAGGGGCTGGGCGAGCTGGTCAAGCGCCTCGCGGGCGTGAGCGCGGCCGTGCGCAAGAAGCTCCTGAAGCAGGCCATCAATGCCGCCACACGCGCGGTCCTGCGCGAGGCAAAGGCCCTGGCACCCATCGGCGAAACGAAGCTCCTGCGCAGGAGTCTCGGGCGCAAGACAAAGGTGTACCGGCACAGCGGTACGGTGGTCGGCATCGTTGGCCCGCGCGTCGGCTACAAGACGGCCATCCGCACCGTCACGCGCGGCCCGAACAGGGGCAAGGAGGTTTACGCCAACCCGACGCAGTACGCCCACCTCGTCGAGCTGGGCACCACGCACAGCCGGGCCAAACCGTTCCTTGCGCCCGCGTTCGCCCAGGCGCAGGCGCCCGCACTCGCGGTAATGACAGAGATCATCTCGGCCGGTATCGAGAAGGCCGCCGCGGAGGGCAAGTAGTGGAGATCGAGCAGGCCATCTATGCCCACCTCACGACCGCGCCCGCCCTGGCCGCGCTGGTGGGCACGCGCGTCTACCCCGACCAGGGGGCCGAGGGGGCAACCCTGCCGTTCGTGGTCTACGAGCAGGCCGAGCAGGAAAAGCAGCGCGTCCTTGCCCCACACCCAACCCATGCCACGCCCGGCTACGTCGGCCTGACCCGCTGGTCGATGCACATCGAAATCATCGCGGTCACGAAGGCCAGCGCGAAGGCCGTCCGCAACGCCGTCATCGCCGCCCTCGACGGCTTCCACGGCACGCTTGGCACAGGCGCCGGCTCGCTCACTGTGGCGGGCGTCTTCAACGACGCCGAGGAGTCAGGCGCCGAGCCCCCGCAGCACGCCGAGGGCCTGGGCGAATACCGCTGGGGTATCGACCTGTCCATCTGGTTCAGCCCATAAGAGAGGTGTAATGTGGCTGTCGATGCCCTATTGGCCTACGGCACCAGGCTTTACTACTCAACGGATGGCTCCACCTACACGGAGCTATCGGACGTCCTGAAGATCGGCTCGCCCGGCGACCCCGAGGCGCCGGAGGTCGATGTTACCCCGTTAACCCCGACCGCGGCGTGGCGGGAGTTCCGTCTCGGGCTGAACAAGGCCGGGGAGTTCTCCTTCGACCAGCACTTCAACAAGACCCGCTACTCCTTGCTCGATGGCCGGCGCCGGCTCAGCACCTACTGGCGGATCATCTACCCCGACAATGCCACGCCAGCCAACGCTTCAAAGGTCGAGTTTGTCGGCTACATCCGCAAGCTGACCATCTCGGAGCTGGGCAACCCCGACGACATCGTCAAGATCATGTGCGCTGTGCAGCTGTCCGGCGCTGTCACCTTCACCCAGGGGAGCTGATATGTCCTGTGTGTTCCTCGCGCTTCTGGCGCTCTGCCTGCTCGCCCTGGTCGGCGCGCTGGGGGTGGACCTGGTCATCACCGCGACCAGCGTTCTGGCCAACACCAACGCCACGATCAACAAGGACTACCTGCTCGGCGAGAACTGCACCGCCGGCCAGGCGGTCTACCGCGATACGAGCACGAATCTGTTGATGAAAGCCATCGCCAACAACACCGCGGCCAAGGCCGCGGCGATGGGCATCCTGCTCAACGGCGGCTCGACCAGCCAGCCCGCCCAGGTACAGACGGGCGGCACCATCACCATCGGCGCCACGGTGGCGGTGGGTACGTTCTACGTCGTGTCCAACAACACGGGCGCCATCGCACCGTGGGCCGACCTGACAACCAACAGCTACGTTACGCTGCTTGGGGTTGGTGCCACAACAGGCACCATCACCATCATCGGCCCGACGGCAACCGGCGTGTTGCACGCCTAACAAGAAGGAGGAAAGAGGTGGCAGCGACTCGTGAAGACATCCTGCGCGACAGTTCCAAAGCGCGCATTCTCCCCATCGAACTGGTGGATGTGCCGGAGTGGGGACTCGAGGTCTACGTTCGCACATTCTGGGGGACTGAGCGAGGAATCTGGGAGTTCCCCCCTCTCGATCTGGACGGCAAGCGCGATCCGAAGAAGGCATACCAGTTCGCTATCAGTGCACGCGAGCGCATGGTGGTATTGTGTGCATGTGACGAGAAGGGCACGCGACTCTTTAGCGATGACGACGTCGCCGAGGTCGGGCGACTGAACGCTGTTGGGCTGGATCGTATATTCGAGGCGGCAATGAGGCTCAACGCGATCTCGGTTGAAGCCAAGGAGCAAGTCCGAAAAAACTCCGAGCTGATCCTCAACGGCGAGCGATCATCTCCCTCGCCCGGCAGTACGCTTGCACCCCACGCGAATTCCTTGCCCGCGTCACCAGTCCCGAGCTGACGGAACTGCTCGCCAATGAGGAGTTTGATCCGACGGGGAACATCCGCAGTGACCTGCAAGCGGCGCTCGTGGCGGCAATGGTGGCCAACGCCAACCGGGGTAAGGACGATCCCCCGGTACAACCCTGGAAGCTCCTGCCGGACTTCGGCGGACTACGAGCAGAGGCGGAGGCTCGACGGGCTCCCTCGCTGGAGGAGCACAGGCGACGGTGGCAAGCCCTCGCTGACGCAACAGGAACTGTGGGAAGCGGCCAACCGGAAGGATGCCTGGCCCCCCGTGCCACTCGCTTCGAGGTGATCGCCAGTCCGGGACAGGCGCCGATCTTG